ATTGATTTTGCTAGGAATTATATATACATCTGAGCCAATTCCACACGGCAACCGCAGAAGTAATCCCTGCTCCTCTGCATCCTCGTAATCCGCTAACTTCTCCATTGCGCAATAACCTTCTTCGCAGTTGGAATAATATGAATTAGGCTTTTCGCCATAGCACGAATACAAGGTTTTTAAGGATTCTTTCTCGTAATTCTCTTTTACTAAGATTTCATCCGCTGTCCGCTCTGTTAATCTCTCCATGTTTATTCCTCACTTTCTGCCAGCTTCGCGAATTTCCAACTTGCAATATCTGATTCACCTTCTGCGCTCCATGATGTTGCTCCATGATACCAAGTGAACACCGTGCCGTTTTCATACATTGCAAAATATCCCCGATTCCACTCGCCGCTTTTTACGTCTTTCACAAGAATCGGCGTATCGACCGCTACCTTGCTCCAATCAACAGGTGGCTCAACATATTCACTGTTCGCCCATTCCATTGCTTTCGCCATACAAATGAAGCTGTCACCGAAATCGCATTCATCGCAATCGGTTCTGCCACATTCTGTAATTTTCCCATCAACCTTAGCGAAGCAATGACCACTACACACAACATCCAAAATCTCTTTCGCATATTTCTCTCTGTTCAGCATATTTAAACCTCCAAATCACATACAAACTTAATCTCATCTGCCAAACTTTGTGCTATCATCGGCACCGTCAACTGAAACTGCTTGTAATTAGCTAACGTATCAATATAATCAACAAACTTATCCGAAAACTCCTGCAACTGCTTAACAGACAGCTTAAATTCCTTTTTCAGAATCGTAAGCGTGAGTGCAAAATAGTTAAACAATGACGCACTGGAAAGTCTGTAGGCTTCTCGCTCGATGCAGAATCCTTTCTTTACGTACAAGATCATAAGCTGTCTTTGCGACACACTTCTCACTTTCTCTTGAACGTCAATTTCATATTTCTGTTTCAGCATTACGGATAAATCTTTCCCATTCCAACCGTCGGCAGACGCGGCATCTAAATACTGTTTCAATAATTCCTGCAATCGCACAATGCGTTTCTGCCCGAATCCGAATTTGTCATGCAAGATAATGTAGCCGATCACGACAAACTCTTTGTATGATTTTGTGATAACCGCATCAGAATTTCGCTTTTCGAAGCTATTCCTGCCAATAATCTTCGTGTCCTGCTTTGTAAAAAACAGATTTTTATTACTTTTTCTCTTTAATGCATTGCTCATACCTGCGAATACCTCCGATTCAGATTTTCCCACTGCTTGTACGTCTTTTTCGTAAATGGGTAAATTTTTGATTTCCGAAAGACTCTTTCGCACCGATCGCCAAGTATTTGAACATACCAGTTTTTGTATGTTTTATCCTTGGAATTTGCAATTTGACCGATTTGAATATGTCTTGGCAACCCGATCACCGTTCTTACCTCGTTGCTTTTCACCCGGTTGTATACCTGCCCTGTTTTGAGATTGACAATCTCATACAATCTTTGTTCCGACATTTTTACCCTTTCTGTATGTAATTTCCAACCATGCAAAGTGGCTTAATACAAGCTGTCTTGCACGCTCCTCGATTTCCATGCCTTTGTATTTGTTTATCAGTTCTTCCCCGGCTTTCATCACTTCCTGCCACCATGCATCGTCATTATCAGGCGCGTAGTAGTCTTGGATAAACTTCCAATAATCCATAAATACTTGCCATTCTTCCGAACCTTTTTCGATTTTTGCACTTGCCATAGCTGCTACCTCTAAAACGGACAATTGCCATTGTATGGCTTGAATCCATCGCCACGTTCTTTCTTTTTTATTTCCGCAACAACATCATCAAATGGTTTGTCGATTTCAACAAATTTCATGTGATCTCCGTCAAATTCCATTGCTTCACGCATTGTCATTCCCTGTCTGTTCTTTTCGATTTTTGCGCCCTTGGCTCCCTTGTCATTGTCTGACAGATTCCACAGCATAATTATGTTTGATGCATCCTGTTCGATTGCTCCGGATTCCCTCAACTCTGCCATGGTAGGCTCTTTTGTGTCTCTGCTTTCGGAAGCTCTTGTTATCTGTGAAAGCGCTATTACATGTGTATTCAAGTCTCTTGCAACAGATTTTAAACCTCTTGAAATTGATGCTACTTCTTCATTTCTTCCGGAATATCTGTTATCCGGCATAAGCAATTGCAGATAGTCGACAACGATAACATCAAAGCTTTGGTGTCTGCATTCTGACTTTATTTCTCTCGGAGATACAGTGCCGGACGCAACCCATAATTGATAATTACTCATTTCTTCGTTTGCTTGGTTAAATTTTTCCTGTTCATCACCAAGAAACGCTTTTGCCCTTCTGATTCTCGTTAAGCTGATTTCCGCAAGTCTTGAAATAAATCGCTCATACACCTGTTTATCGATCATCTCCAAGTTAAAATATGCGACTTTAAGTCCTTTTTTTGCCATATTCCCAATAATCTGCGTTGTGAGTGCTGATTTTCCAACTGCCGGTCTTGCGGCAATTACTGTTACGTCACCGCGTTCAAGATCTCCAAGTGCATCATCAAGTTGCGATAACCCGATTTTTATACCACCATCTCCAACACTTTCGTTGAAATATTTGTCTTTATTCTCAACTGCAATCTGCTTCATTGGTTTTAGCTTTACTTCTTTTCCCTCTTGCAAATGTTCAAGTCTTGTAAGAAGATCGCTGATTGTATCATCAATGTCGCATGGTTTTAAACTGGATTTCTGATACATGTCACGAACCGTTCTTACTTTGTATTCTTTCACAACCGCATCGGCATAACTTTTAACCATGGTTGAAGTGATTGTTCCGGTAATACAGGATTTCATCAATTCGCTAATCTGCTCCTGGGTGTATTTGTGGTTCTCAAGTGCCATTGATAAAGACATTGGGTCAATGCTTTCATTCCGGTCATACATGGCAAGCATTTCCTTGTATGCGTCCTGCGCGAAATCAGAACTAAACATTTCCGGTTTCAGCGTTCTCCAGATGTTATTTAGCACATCATTGTCAATCAGTACGCACCCGATCACTCCGAATTCTGCTTCTGTCAACTACAATCACCTCGTTTCTCCGCAATCTGCAACCAATAATCGCAATCGTTTTTTATCCAATCAACGTATTTTGGAATGTACCGAAAATCCTTATCGTCTGGATTCTTTTCTTGATAGTCACTCAAATATGCTTCTGTGGCTTTGTATAACAGCCGTGCAATGTCTGGTTGGTTCTCTTCGATAACTTCTAGCACTTTATCCATCCAAGCCGTTTTAGAGGTACTGTACGCTGTTTTCTTGGGGTATATACTAAAAGTCTTTTTCCATGCATCGTCAAAATCAAACAAATCTCCGGAATCGGTCGACAGCGAATTTTCTTTTATATTTTCTTTCTCTTTATCTTCTTCTTTTTCTTCTTCTTTATCTGAAACAGCGACGTCAGACGATTTATCGGGCGATTTTTGCTCAATTAGGTTCTTCTGCTTCTTTCTCCGGTTCTGCTGATAAAGCCTGTCACGTTCCTTTTTCTTCTCATAAGCGTCAAGCGTTTGATGCTTATTCCAATTCGGAATCGTTATCACATTGTCAACGACCTCAATCATCCCAAATTCTTCAAAGGTCTTAAGTGCAAGCCTTACCGTGTTCAAATCTCTGCGGAAAATGGTGGCAAGCATTTCATCCGTGAACGGTAACTTGTTGCTCATCATAAACACACCGTTGTTATTCTGTTTTCCGGCAAGAATAAGAAGTTTGAACCAAATCGTAATGATGCTATCCGCACTCGGCATACTCTCAATCAGCAGAATCTTTTCATCATCAAAAACATCTGTTGTGATTTTAATCCACTTGACTTCTGCCATTTAATCACTCTCCTCATATGTGTTTTCAGAAATCAAAGCCATAAACTTCTCATACTGCTTTTCAGAAACTTTGTTGCCCTGTTTCTCCGGCTTCAAGCGGATTTCAAGGTGCTTTTCAGCGATATGCGATAATTCCTTGGCAAGACTCTTTTTGCCTTGCTTAATGCCGTCATAATAGCCTTTTGCCGGACGGTAATCATCAATCTTAGATTTACCCTCGCCCTGTGACCCACTCGTCTTATTGCGAAGCTGATAACCTTTGTCTGCATACAGTTTGATAATATACTGCTCCTTCTCGTCCAGCTCATTTTCTGGATAATGCGCGCAACCAACTTTCCAACCATATTTGTTGTCTTGCGAAAACAGACCGTGCTTTTTCAGCGAAAGATCAATGTGCTGATACCCAACAAGATGTTGCGCAAGCCTTGTCAAAATGTGCTTCGCCTGTCCCACGTAGGCATACCGGAAGCCATACTCGTCAACCCTTACTAACGAGTAAATTCCGCTTTCATCATCCAGCTTTGGGTTCAATGCAAGCCATTTCTGCTTGTTTTTGGCTTCGATGGCTTTTGCCTGTCTAAATTTCTTATAATCCACTCGATCGCTTCCTCTCCAATGGTTTAATGCTCATTTGAGCCGCAAACTTTCCGTAGCTCATTCCGGAAGCGCGTGCCATATGATTCACAGCCTTGATTGCATCATCCTTTTTCTTTGGCTTTCTCAATCGTTCTTTAATGTCAATGCCGATGCAGTCTTGGCAATCAACTTTGCGTTCATCTATCGTCATAAACAGCCTGCCACATTTCGGGCATATTCTTGTATACACAATTCTTCCAGCCTTTTTAAAATTTCTAAACTGCGCAAATCTTTTGGTGCATTTTGGTCTACAATATTTCTGATCTGGTCGTTTCGGCTCAAATTCAGCCATACAGTATTTACATAATTTCAATTTTTACCTCCAATCTTTTGTAAGGGCGGCACGATGAACGCACCGCCAAAACATGGCTTTCAATAAGGTTTGTGATAACTATTCGCCAAACAAGGTAGTTTCTTTTAGGCTTTCGCCAAGGTGTTTCAACCTATTTCAAATTTTCAAGATACGCAATGCGTTTCTGTGTAATATCAAGTTGTGCCTTTGCAAGTTTTTCTTCCTTTCTTTCTCCCGAAATAAATTTTTCAATTGCCGCATTCCTGTTTTTTTCCAAAAAAATTATCGTGTTTCCTGACCATCCGCAAATGCTACCAATAGACTCTTTTCTGATTCTGCTTCCTTTGTAAAATCCGCCAATTGCATCCTCCAATGTCACATAAGTTTTGGCACATTCTTTTGCTTCGGCAACCTGTTCTTCGAGTTTTCCGCTTCGAAAACTGTAAATATATAATTTCATGTTTCCTCCATTCTTTCAGAACGGACAAAGGTTCATATCAACCTCTAGCCCTTTTTCTGCCACATAAACATTCGCTCCATATTCAATTGTTTCTTTCGTTCGTTGTAGGAATAACGCGGGATCTCCGCTTGTGTCCGATAAGTGTATTAAAACGACATTTCGTAAAGCTGGGTTGTCGTTCGTCTGAATAAATTTAAGTGCCGTATCAAGGCTCATATGACCTCGCAAACGGTGTTCATAATTTGGCTCGTCCCGGTCTACAAGTTCCATGTCATAGTTAGCTTCAACCATGATATGCTCAATGTTCAGCTTCGAGAAATTGTACTTGCAATATTCCAAGTCTGTCATGAACAATAACTGTCCCATTTCCTCATGCTTGATTAAATAGCCGTAGCACTCGATTTCTGTATCATGCGGTACATTGAAGGGAACTACCGTAAAACTGCCGATTTGCCGCGTTCTGCGTGGTGGAATGGCTATTGCACGTTCTCCGGTTATGGTTTCAAGTGCGGTCTGTGTTTCAAATGCCGTATAAACCGGAATGCCGGATTTCATGAAATCTTTTATGTAACGTGCATGGTCTCCGTGCTCGTGGCTCACAATGCAACCAGCCACATCAGAGATTTTCCAATCGATCATCTTTTTGAAATCAAGAAATTTGCATCCGGCTTCAATAGCAAGGATTTCTCCGTTATCTGCAATTAAAGCATATGAGTTACCCGATGATCCTGATCCGCAACATCTCATGAACATTAAACCACCTCACTTTCTTAATACTTAATATTCATATTTCCGTGTTCATTAACCCAATCAATAGCTTCTGCGTATGTCACGCCATTGTTTTTCAAGATATATAGCAGATTATGGAATTTAGGGTGTGTTTCTTTCAGCCTTAAAAATCTGCTTTCTTTCTCTAAGTGACATCCAAATCCGCACAGTACACAACCTGTTCTTTGGCATCCTGTTGTTTTCAGCAATGGTCTTTCTTTGTCAAAAATCCCAAAATCCGCAAACGACATCTGATTCTCACATTGTCCCATAGCTTCATAATCTGTGACCACATCGCCATAAACAGAACATATTGGAAAATAAAATTCGGTATTTTCGACACTCGCTCCCGTTTTCTTGTATACAATCCTATTTCCGTAAAACATCTTGTCATCGCTCATCCTGACTTCAATCATGCGTTTCGCATTCTCTTTGATATAAAGTAACACATCTTGGTCAGTCCAAAACGCCATAGGGTTGCTGTGTGGTCTTGTGACATTAAAAGCATTACAGCCGTCCTGTAGCCATTTTTGTGTACGCATAACGCTTTCGCTTGCCATAGTTGCCATTATTGGTTTTCTACCCGTTTCCTTTTCGTAGTCGTGTGCAGGCTTTTTCTTCATTATGTCACAACATAAGTCGCTTATTTCAAATGGTGCATCAAGAAAGAACTTATATTTTTCTTGATTAAACTGACTATAATTGCCTTTACTATCTGTCAGTTCTCCATTCAGTCTGCGTAACCTATATTCTGAACCGCTAGGGATAACCCCCATCTGCAAACTCTTGTACTGTTCGTTCTGCTTGTTTATTCTCCTGTCTATTCCTAACAGGTCTGCCATATAGCAAGCATACGGAATTGTCTGTCTTTAAGATTGTGTTTTTAGATTTTTGACTGTCAAGGTATTTAACATATTTTCTCGCACCGCTTACGCAATTTGACACTTCCTTGCCAATCATCGGAAATCCATACTTTTCACAAACTTCTGCAAATGAAATCTTAGGTTTTAAAATCACAAGATTATCAAATGTCTGTGCAAACTTCTTTAACTCTGGATATTGTGTCGGAACATCTACGAGCACAAAAGGAATATTTTTATATCCGCAAACCTCTCTGATTATGTGTCCTAAAACTGTGCTATCCTTACCACCGCTAAATGACAGATACACTCCATCTTCGCCAAATTCATTGACCCATTCATTTATTCTACGTGCAGTCATGCTTATTTTTGCAGAAAGTGGAAGTGACTGCATCTGATATAAGTCTGACATTGTATGTTTTTCCATACCCTACTCCAATTCTCCCTCTGCCGGGAACTGAAAATATTCTGTTGTAGCTTTCTGAAATTGTTCCTCGCTCAAAATACTCCGTACTTCTTCAAAACACTTTGAACCAGCTGTGCAATGATAAAACACATTATTTTCATACGCAATTCTAAGCATTTTCATGGCTTTCTTTTCCTTTTCTTCGGTGGAGTATTTAGCAATAACCATATCACTAACAAGTTGTTCTACCCCGACAAGGTTCTTATTCAGAAAGTAGATATCTCTCTGAAATCTCTGAATAATCACCTCTTCATATGGCATATCAAGCGTTCCGTCCTGTGAAATTACTCTCATAGCAACCTCCCTAATCTTTCATAAAGTCCGGTACGTTCTCGTCATTCTCAACGGCTTTCTCCGGCTCAACTGCTGCACTGTCGCTCGCTTCGGATTCTGCTACAACAAATGGCTCGGAATTGGCATTCTCGGCAATTTCTTCCTGCGTCTGCTGATATGTTTCATCCATCTGTATAAGTGACTGTGTAGCCATATCGTTAAGGTCTTTCGGGTGTTTCTTGATTGCATTATTACGCATCTTACGGACAATCATAGCTTCGGAAGTTTCTCTCCACGCCGCGCTCATATAAGGTCTTGCCACTTCACAAGCAAGCATTTCTTCCAATGTCTTGCATCCGAGAAGTGCACTGATAATCTCGTCCTTTTTAGCCTTAATTTCAGCCTTTTGCTTGTCGGTTGCCTTGCGCTTATTCTCGCAAATTCCAAACGTTTCATTCAAAAGATTGTTGCGCACATGAGCCAAAAGGTTTCCTTTTACACCTTCACGTTCCGCAATCATGTATTCAATCTTTCCACCGTCCATCTCGACCGGGTAAACGACACGGATTACTTTCTGTGACAATCCTTTTTCTTCCCACTCTGGAGGAGTGATTTCAATACCCTTATGCTTCGGGTATGTAAATTCATCTCCTTCTTTCACAAGCCATACTGGATAGACTTTTTTAACGCCAACGCCGAAGTTGCGAAGAAGTGCATCGTTTCCGTCTCCCTCGATTCCCATCTCAACCTCTTTATACCAATTTCCATTGGCATCCTGCTTATTTCTTAACTGGAAATAACACTCTCTCGGTACTGCATTTGCATTAAGTTTAAGGCTGGAAACCTGCCCGATAACCTGCCGCAAATTAGAACCATTCAGATTTTCCATAGCTGCCTTATTTGATGTAACAAGGTTGTAAATCGCACTCATTGATGCCATAACGCACTGTTTTGAATAATCATCAAATACAAGACCATGTTCCTCGAAATCTCGCTCCATAAGTCCGGTGTACTGGTTTGCGTAGAACGAAAGCCTTGTATTCATTTCCTGCTTAACTGCTACTTCCTGTTTCTTTGTTTCTGCCATAATTATTTTTCCTCGCTTTCCTCATATCTCTTCACAACCGTCACCTTATCAGCACCGTAGGTATCCACCCACTTCATATCCACGGTTTCATCCGTGACCGTCAGCTTTGCACCTTTGGCATTTACCACCGCGTCACCGGCTTTCACAGAATCCTCGGTGCGATACACGTAGCTTCTTGTGCTGTTTGGAAATTTTGCTTTGATATACTGCATAATTACCTCTCCTTTTTCACATATCCATTTGACAAATTTTCAAGAATACGCAAAAGTCTTTCGTTGGTTTCTGAGGCTTTTTCAAGTTCTCTTATAAGTTTATATTCATTACACTCAAAGTTATCTACCTTTGTTCGCAAATCTGAGTTTTCAGCCTTCAATTTTTCAATATCATCCATGTACACGACCTCTCTTTCCTTTATTCCTCGCGTCTTTTTCGCAATACGGAAGAGAACAATGTCCGGATTCTGCAAAATCAAAGAATCCTCTCTTGGTTGCGCTCTTCCAACGCTTGCATGACATACACCGTGCATCCGGTTGAGTGGCATTGTTTCCGATTCCTATTCTCGACATTTACACTCCCTCGACTTTCAACTGCTTGTCCTCGGAAACGCTCAAAAGAATTAACTGCGCATCCATATCCGGCACATTAAATTCATTCAGCGATTCTGCGTTATCAACGAAAATAGGCACGCTCACACCGTATAACTCGCTCAATGAGCGGATAATATCGAGTCCGGCTACGATTCTGTGACCACTATTCAAAGTTGAATACGGTACGCCATTCACAGTACACTCACAGCAGTCTTTCATACCGCCATTTAACTGCATTTCAAACAACTTGAAGTTTACTGTCTTGAAATGACTATTGATGGGTTCAGAAACCTTATTCAGCTTGAAACGAATGAACTCTTCCAAGAGGTACAGCATCTGCTCCTGGTCGGCAACTTTCTGCCCGATTTCTTTCTGCTCGTCACGAAGCGTTTCGATACGATCATCAATCATAACGTTGTTAGCCGCCTGTGCGATAATCTTATTTACTTCATCAAGCTGACTCTTTAATTTTGCTTTATCGGCTTTTGCGTCCTCAACAATCTTATCTGTGCCCTTGGATTCTAACTCTGCAATATCAGCAAGTAATTTATCCTGTTTAGCCTTTAACTTGGCATATTCCGCATTCTGCATATAATCAGCACAAGACTGGATCTTAGAAATCTGTTCGCCAAATCCATTGATAATATCAATTTCTTCCGCTTCATGCAGTTTCAAGGTGTTGATTGTGTTTTCTAATTCTTTGTTATTCTCGGTCAGCTTCTTAATCATTTCAGCACACGCATTTCCATCGTCAACAATCATGGCAAGCGTTTTCGCGTGCTCTTCATTAAATATCTCGATTGCATCTGCCTTCCTCTGCGAAAAATCGGCTCTTAAAGACTCTATTTTATCTTCCTGCAATCTTTGTCCGCATAACGAGCAAACCGTTGTGGATTCGTCAAATACCCACTTTGAATCGTCAAACTTCTTTTCCTTTTCCTCTTTATACTTTTTCGCAAGTTCAGCTTTCTTAAGAGTCTGTTCAGAAATTGTTCTTTTATTGCTATCAACAGAGTTCTGCGCATTTTCGATAGAGAATCGAATATCTTCCAACTTTTCCTCATGTTCGTATTTGTGTTTTTCAATCTCACGCTTCTTGCTTGAAAGTTCGTTATTCATGGTCTGTGCAATAGCTGACATTTCAAACTGACAATGCATTTCTTCGCTGCGCATTTCATCAATCCGCACATCAGATGATTTCCCAATTAAATCTTCAAGTGCTTCAATCTTTCTCTCTAAATCGGCTTTCAACAACTCCTGCTCTGCCACATCAACATCAACCTTGAATTTCTCGGCTTCGTCAATACGAACTGGAATTTCAGCCTGTTTCTTCTTCCATTCAGATAATGCCTTGGAAAACTTGGCACGAATATCGTCTGTAGACGGTGCTTTCTCCAATTCATCAATCAATGGTGCATACTTGGCATCTGTCTGTGCAAGTTCCACATCTGAAACCTCTGCAACAAGTTTCATCAGAATGTCTCTCTGGTCTTTCCATTTCAAAGAAGAAAAATACTGCGGATTGGTCGTCATCTTAAACATTTCCTCACTCTGTGCCAAGCCGGAAACATAAGCCTTAAATTCAGCTTCACTTTTCGGATAACCGTCAATCTCATAAGAATTTGGGTTTCCCTGCAATGATACCGTATTAGTTCCACGCTTCTTAACCCAATTCTGTTTCTGAACCTTGGAAAGTTCCACTTCCTTGCCATCTACATCAATAACACCAACAACCTTGATTTCCACGTTATCAATGCGCTTTCCGTCCTTATCCAATGGTCTGACATTGAATTTTTCCTCGCCTGCACTGTTCTTGTTAAAAAGCAACCATGTAAACGCATCAAAAATCGTGGTCTTTCCTGCTGCATTCTGTCCTTTAATACTTGTCTTATTAGAGAAATTCACATCAAGACTCTTAATTCCCTTGAAATTCTCCATATGTAACGATTTTAAAATCATTCGCATTTTTGTCTCACCCTTTCTTTAAATTCTCTTTTCAGTCTATCGAAATGCTTTTCGTTCTCCATATATCCGCTCAAAGTTTCGATTGTCAGCATATCTGTTGTGTCCTGTTTGCATCCGCGCAATCTGATATTATCTTCATGTTCTTTTGTAATGTATTCGTGCAACATGTTGATATGTAACTTGCACTCAATCAGTTCTTCATACTCTTCTTTTGGAACATAAACATATTTTTTCTTTCCCATGTTACACCCCCACGATTCCTTTTATTGACAACTCATATGTGACTTTTTCCACAACGTGACCATCTTTACACGTTTTCTTGTATCTCCGGCTCTGTAATCTGCCGTATGTGCTTACCTTATCGCCTAAAGCAAGTGAGTCCGTATACTCCGCACACTTTCCCCATACGATGCAGGTGATCAAATCCTCTTTTCCGTTTTCTCTTACGTTTTTGAGTTTCAAATCACAGATTTTGCGACCAAGTGGTGTTTCTCTGAGTTGCTTTTCCTCGATAACCCCATCAAGGCTTACTTCATTCAAAGGGCTATCATCCTCTGGCTTCGTGATTGTATCCGCCATAACATATGTAAGATTTGCTTTCCCAGACCCTGTTTTTACGTGCCGGGTAATCATCTTCCCCTTGACACATACTGTTCCGCTGATTCCTGTATCGCTGATTTCTTCATCAAACAGTACCGGAAGAATATCTGCAACACCGCTTTTTCTTTCAACTCCGATGAAAAATTTATAAAATTTCTTACCGCTTGACGTTTTATGGCTTTCCCTTGGTGCTGATACAACATCACCGATTAGTGTTATTCTGTTCTCCATTGCTTCTCCTTTCCATTTCTCTGTCAAGAACATTTTCAAAATTATCTTTATCATTCTGTTTCTTTCGTTTCCCTGCCAAAAGTTCAGCAAGCATACGCTTTTCTTTCGTGGAACATCTCGTACCACTTATATACACAACGCCTACCATGCATCCTCTCTCATTCTGCGTTTTCTCTTAATTCGCTTGTCAAGTTCGGCTCTCTTCCGGTCTACTTCCGACCAGTAATACATAATTGCCGCGATTACCGCACCGGCTACAAATTTAATAGCCGACACATTCCCGGACGCTCCCTCACTATCCATATAGCAAGCGGCAACCAAGGAATATTCCATTGCAACCGCACCTATGATGAATTGGATTACTTTTTTCATTCATGCTCCTTTCAGGAATTTGTTTACAAAGTAAACCTGTCCTTTTCCGGTAACTTTCGTTGTCTTTGTGATTCTTACAGAACCGTCCGGATTCTGAATGTTACTTTCCTTAACCTCAAACAATCCCTGTTCAACATATCTCTGTTTTGGCATGTTCCTAGAAGTGCCGCTTTTAATAAGGAAGTTATTCTCTCGTAACCACTCAAACAACCGCTTCTGTCCTATCTGCACACCGTTCTGACAAATAAGCTTTGCTAAATCTCCTATAAGGATTGATGTATGGCTCGCTGATACCGCATCAGCGAAAATCTCTTTAGGTATCATCCCTTGTATACGCGAGTCCTGCATGGCAATGATGTTGTTCTTTTCGTCAATCTTTCGTTGTGCCACCATAAGAGCCTTGGAAAGCAACTCTTCATCAGACAAGGTTTCCTGCCCTGCTATGTAGCCGCCATTCTTTCTGATTGACGGAAGGACTTCTGATGTAACCCATTCTGTAAATCTTTCTGCGCTATCTTTTCGACTTTGGAATACTGCCTTGTAAAAATTGCTTTCATTGATATAAAGAAGATTTTGTTCGCCACCATTTGTAGGGGTAGGAATAGTATTCACACCCTTTGGGTTTAATCTCTCCTTTACCTTTGACGGTTGCGACAACCCCAACCCCTTGCAAACATCAGACAAACAAAACATAGGCTCATTATTTACCACTGCGGTTCGGACTTCTCCGAACTCTTCATTATTAAAAATCTTTAATACGCTCATAACTCTCCTTTCTGTGGTATAATTCCCTTATCATCAAATAAGGGAGGCGAATTTTTGAACAATGAATATGTATCTGCCTACGCTATCGCTAAAATTTGCGGATGTAATGATTCTTTCAGTGATTTCAAAACCAAGTACGACCAATACTGCGAAGAAATCAAAAAATCTCTACCGAAAGAAGAAAATCGATCCTCTAGCGTGGAAGCGGCAGAAAACCCATTCCGTAACATAAAACATTTCTAATATGTTTTAATGACCGGAGAAATGGCGGTAAGGACTTTGACGGATAATTCAATGTTTGTATCTTCGATTTTCTTATCGCCGTCCAAAATACTTTGGTAATCATCAACGATATTCATTGCTATGTGCTGTGCCAATTCGTCAAGACCGATATATCTATCCTTGTCTTTCTTTACAATTACAGCTTTCCCTTCTTCGTCTAAAAGCCGGTATCTTTTTACTTCCACCCATTCTCACCCCTTTCGTTTTCTTCGTCTGCAATCTGTAGATTGATTGCCCCGATTTTTTCCTGATATATCAAGCAAACGGCATCAACCGTCAAATTAAATGCCTGTAAATCAAGCACCAAATGTGGAAGACCGTTTGGCTCCACAGAAAAATCAAGTTTTCTAATTCCTTTGATTTCATGTCCATCTACAAAAAGATGAATGCTTGACGGTGACTCGCCCTCTTTTCTCGGCTTGATTTCAATTTTTTGTGGTTTGTGTTCCATGCCCTAACCCCCTTTCGTCGCTCTCTTCTTCCTGCTCGCCATGTTTTGAAGCAGAACTTTCTACCATTCCAAGAACATATCCTTTCTGAAAATCTGTCATATTCGGAATGGCATCACGAAGTTTTTCGACAACTCGCTTTTCTTTTTCACTCATGCAATCACTTCCTTTCATGCGCAATATCTGATTTCGTACTCTGCTACAATGTTCAAGTCGCATCCGAAAATATACATTAAAATAAATAGAAGCTAATTTCTTTTGTACTTCCCATGCCAAATCATCCGTGAACGACTTGACCAACATTAGATAACCCTGCTCGGTAAAAAGATACATTCCCTTCGGAGCGGTTACACCAAATTCCCCCTTGGCTTCATCCGAATTTCGGACGAAGTAATCTTCTCCTAAAATAAAGTCTTTCTTATTGTCGTTAAATCTTTTTCTTGCTGTTCCGTCCGGTCTTTCATGTACCATGTCAATGTCCTTAAATGTGACCACTCGCTCGCCTTTGTACTCTTTGATGGAAATATCTGCATTTCCAATGTGTACCAAATTATCCATATTTTCTCTCCTTTCTGTGGTATAATTCCCTTATCATCAAATAAGGGAGGCGATGCAATTTGAAATACTTTTTGTTTTGCGATTTTTCTACAATATCCTGCGACCGAGAAAAGATGGCAAAGATATTAGCCGAAAACGATATAACATTCGCAAATATAAATAATTTCTGTTGGGAACTAAATGTTCCTGAAACGTTTGGCAATCCGCTATGCGACACAACAGCAGAATCTATTCACTGTTTGTTTTATCAGTACACTCACAAGAACTCTCTTCTTCTTGTGGTAAAAGCAAATGAATATTTTCCAAACGGAGATTAGGATATAATCTCTTTGTTTCTTCATATACGGTTTTGGTTTTCAGCCACTTCCGCATATGAAGAACCTGTTCCATGACATCCATATCGTGAATATCCACTTTGTTTAGAATCTTCTGCAATTCCTTTTCCATTCCATTAAAATAAGAAACCGGAACAACAATTATGTCATTTGCTGATTTAATCTCTTTCATGTTCTCACCTCTTTCCTTTAATTTTAAGGTTTTGTTGACCTTGTAAACAAAGTATAGTCCCCAAGAAACATTTTGTCAATACTTTTTTGTTGACTAGGGGACATTTTTGTTATATAGTATATATGAAAGGAGGATAAATAGTGAATGAAAGAATCAAAGAATTAAGAAGTCGATTAGGATTAACACAAGAAGAATTTTCCTCAAAAATTGGTCTTTCGAGAAATTTTATAGCGCAAATTGAAACAGGAACAAAAAAACCGTCCGAAAGAACAATTTTTGATATATGTGAAAAATTTAATGTCAATCAAGATTGGCTTCGCACCGGAAACGGAGAAATGTTTGTTGAGTTATCAAAAGACGAACAGATTTCAGCAATGCTTGGAGAAATCCAAAGATTAGGTGATGAAAACTTTAAGTATCGACTTGTTTCTGCACTGTGCAAGTTAAGCGAAAGCGATTGGACAGCCTTAGAAAATTTAGTAGATACGATTTCAGACAAAAAGTAAAAAAGAGCCAAGGGCAATGCGCAAACCCTTGGCTCTTTTCCTATTTTAATAAGTTGCTTATGTATGCATATATGGTTTTTAACCAATGCAAATTGTCGCATTTTTCAATGAGTTTAATGATTTCATTTTTGTAGTACTCTTCTCCCAACCTCAAAACCCCCAATCATGTGCCCTATGTAGCGATACGGATATTATAGAACGTATGTTCGGCATAGTCAATCCCCAATTATGGGCGGAGCCATGCCAAACCCCACCCATGCCAGAACTTGAAGTGTCCTTTCGGACAAGTCCATAGTATCACTGCAATATGCATGATTTCAACATTTTTCGGTCGCAAGTTTCGACAGAAAATGTCATTGCAGAGAAGCGGAAAGCTGTTTCTCGATCTCTTCTTGCACTTTTGCGCGCCAACGCATCGGCACTTCATCAATTGTCATTTTCTTGTCTACCAGAATACGTCTCACGTAGAATTTAACCATATCCTACACCTCTCTTTCTGCGGCAATGTTTGCCAGTTCTTGGATTGCTTCTGCGTTTGCTTCATGTCCGGCTTTAAGCTCATCGATGGCTTTCTCCATCTCAGTCTTAGTCCGCAAGCTGACCGTTACGGTGTATGTACCATCTTCTTTCCCGTCCTCTCCCACGTTTGGCATATATGTAAACCCATCGGATTTCAGATCGGTATACTTGCCGGATGTTTCGCCATTGTGTGTAAATGTCACTTCCGCAAGGTTGTCCGCAGAAAATGCATCCGTGATGGTCTTGACGGCTTCGAAGTTCTCGGCTTTGATCTGGATGTTTCCAAGGCTTGCCCCATCGGCAATTTCGAACTCTGTTTTGTTGGCTAAAATAATTTTATCCATGTTTTTTAATTCCTTTCTATGATAAAAAATGGTTTATAAGTTACTTTCGAATGTTTGTTCGATATATTTTCTTAAACGGCAGTTTAAATTAACTACCCATAATGCTATCTCCAAGGTCAATACTGCAACCAATTACTTCCCCGTCAGCTGTTTCAGGAACAATTTTAGCATCACTATAAGCTTTTGCTGATGTAATATATGCGGGGAATGGGATATTCAATAGCGTCTGTGTTTCATTATCATACCCACGGCTGAATACGTCAAAATATAAAATGCTAGATTTTCTAACAACTCTAACTTTTGTTAAATTTAATGTCCCTATACCAAAACTAGAAATTTTGGCTTTGTCAGAATGCACAAGAATTATTTTTACTTTATGAAAGCATCCGACTTGAACGTTCCACGTTTGTCTTAGCATGATCTCTATAAACGTCGATGCCGCACCTTTTGACCCAGTGTCGGTCATAAAAACAGCTTCTGCAATTCTATACCATCCTGCACCTAGTTTTCCTATGTGAAAATTACTGTATAGTTTAATTCCAGAGGTTGGATTTAATGCACTTATATCGTTTTTAGTAGCAACATTATTTAAACTGCCGTTTAAATCACTTAACTGTTTCGCAAGCGTACCATCCAGATTCGGATTAGCTTGTCTAGCGTCTAGCGCATACCCGGTTTCTGTTGTTACCTGGTTATTTACGATACTTTCTGGTTGCAGCGCACTTCCGATTTTATCCTTTAATGCATCTGCCAACTTTATAACGTTTTTCGCTTCGTCCAATGTAATTGTGGTGCCATCCAAGTTAATACTAAGCGTTCCACTTTCATCTACGCTCATGCTTTTTCCGTCCGGCTTTACAACTCCGGCATCCTCTGTTGTTGCAATCGCACTAGCTCCGCCCGCAATAGACTTAGACCAATATTCCGTATTGCTTGTTACCGTTCCTGCCGGAACATTCTTTTTTGCAAAATACAATGTGTTATTATGAGTTACCGCATCCAATCTCTTATATGTAGCATTTGCGCTCCACTCGCCTTTAGGCACGATTGCTACTCTACCTGCCACTGCCATATTAAGCCACCTCCCAATTCAAATTTCCGTTATTATCAACGGTAAAGTTATATGCCACATTGTCCGTGTAAATCAACTCCCCATCCTCATTCACATCAAATTCTGTCATTGTGAGTTTCTTGTTAATCTCGTCTTCGATTCCCTGTACCCGGTCTGCGCTGTCCTTTGCGTCTGTGGCAGATTTTGCCGCGTTGGTTTCGGACACCCCTGCGCTTTTGGCAGATGCTACCGCCTTGGCAGATTCCACTTTAATATCTGCAAGATAATCTGGGCGCAGATGCTTTTCTTGGATACTTCCCTCTTTCACGATTGCGGACACCTTACCGTCACTGCTAATTTCAAATGCAATGGTATTGCTATCTATAAATTCATACTGCGTGATCAGAGCGGACAAATCAACATTCTGCGTTGTGCCATCGTCCAGCGTGATAATCAACTGCTGCGACTGCGGATCATATGTAAAGTTTACGGCCAGCTTTTCCAACTTAGTATCAATGACTGCTTTGGAACCGTTCATTTTCACAACAGTGATCGTTCCCTTGGGTTCATCCCACAGAATTTCTTTCACAAGTTCATTTGCCTTTGTCAGATCGACCTTCGCCGCATCCATAGCAACCACACGATCATCCAGATTGTCAATGCCGGCTTCCACATTATTTAACCGCATGGCATCAATCGCTGTTTTCTCGCTTGGAAAATTCTCCCAGTGTGTACGGTTATAAATTTTCTGCATGGTTCACACTCCTTTCTAACGCTGATAATCTTTGTTCAAAATCACTACATCTGTTCTGCAGTTTCTGTATCATGGCAGTGTTAAGCGCAATAAACTCTTGGTAGCACAATGTATACATATCATTTGCGCCACCATTCTGCTCTAAGAATTTTTCCCATTCCTCATTAGATTCAAAATCTTTTTTAGATAATACTGCATGTTCAAGACCATAAAACTCTTCGTCAGATATGTTGCAATCCATCATTGCCTGTTCGACATCCTGTGCAACAAATCCAATGTGAATTTCCTTATCATTCTCTATAAAACGATATTTCATAGGCTGTAGAAGCATAAAGAATCTTTCAAATCGGTCATCCTCTAACAGCTTTTGGAAATCTTTTTTCTTTCTGCGATCAGATGTTGTTTTCCAACCGCCTGAAGAATACCCTCCAGCAAATGGATTTGGTGTAGTACCGCAATATATAGAGCTGGAATTTGGAATGAGATTTCCGTTTCCAGAAATTTGCACATGCTCATTTATTCCGATTCCTTGTAGATAATATGCAGTAGATGCTTTTATGCATTGTGTTGCACTTTCTGCTGTTTTTGCTGAACCTGCTTTTGTTGCATAGTCTGCTGTACTAGCATGATCTCCTAAGGCCACACCATCTTGGTCTGTTACTGATCCTGTGTCAACAAGAATGTTCTGAAGCATTGGCCTTCCTTTTCCGTCGAGTCCAATAATTGTAAGGTTGTCACCAAGTGCTGTCGTTAGGAAGTTGAGTGAATCAATGATTGTTACTCGCCCATTCCCATCAAGCTCGAAGTTATTACTTTGAATTATGAGCCTGTTTCCACGAAGCATAATCTGGTCTGCGCTGGCATTAATCATAGAAATAACTTGATCGTTCTCGTCTCTTCCAAGTTTCAATTCCAGTGATGCGTCCAATTCACCCTCTGCTTTTTGTGCGCGTTTTACTTCCTCCGTAATGCTATTTGCAGTCTGTTCAAACCTGGAAGATGTATTTTTTTCCAAGTCCTCATACTCTGATAACAGATGATCGGCATTTCTCTCCAACTTGCTTGTCCGTCTCTGCACGCTTTCAAGCGTATCACGAATCGAATTAACCTTTGTCGCATGAGTCTGTGCGCCCTGCGCAGTAATGGAGTCTCTCTTGCACTGCACACCGGTTAATATCCGTTGCAAAAGGTACGTTTCCACAATTTCCCGGGAAGTATTAAACCGGATAGGATCTCCAAGCGTCAGACAAGGGTTGCCTACACACGTACAGCTTTTAATCGGTGTGTATGCCGCTTGTGCCATGATCGGCAATAAGTTATTTGCAATCTGCGCAAGTTCCGCTCCGGCCTTATCCGATACAAGAAAGTTACCTGTAATCGAATAGTTGTTTCCGGCAGTTCCAACAATAGCACCGGCATTATCTTCGCTTGTCTTGATTTCCAACTGCGTAATCGCTTTGCTTTTGAAATCTTCATAATCAAACGTGATATAGTGTCCGGTCATGGACTCTGTGTTTGCATCAGACGGAAACAAATTGTCTGCCGGGTACAAATCTTCTCGCGGATAAAGTGCACTGGTGATTGCTTTCAGAAAGACATATTCAAACTTTCCATCCCGGTTCATGTTCCCGAAGCATCCATTGATCTCGCATATTGCCGTCACAACCGTTTTTCCACTGATAGTGGACTCTTCTGTGACTACGCTTGAATCGTCCGTCTGCGTGGCAACCAGCGTCTTATTGACCGTCATGGAATCGTTAGTCAACGTTGCCGCCGCCTGCTCAATGCCAAGGTACGAAAAGAAGCTATCCCGGAATGCTTTGAGAGCCATAGGGAAACTAAGCCCGGAATACCAAGCCTTTACATCCGCATTAATTATGTCGTACATGGCATCATATGCCGTGATTTCACGCTTGGTGCGGTCACTACTTGGCACATCTGAATAAACCTTGTATTTGCCATACTGGAACGGATGTTCCGTATCTCCGTCAACCGTTTCTGTGATCGTGATATTCTTCCCTACGATACTGCCCGGCGTGTTATGAACCGTGAATTTCACACTATTCGCTTCACAGGAGCCAAACTTCAATTCGGATTCCGAACAAAGACTTTCATCCATCTCAAAGGCTTCGGATTCAATCATGGAGTTGTCAAAAGCGATCTTCGTACCGTCAACAGAAATCAGCATCTGTTTGTCGGCATATTCCTTGAAATACAGTTCTTTATCCATGATATACACCCCCTATCACTGAAAACTTGATTGCATCGTAAATGATTTCTCCGTTTTTGATGCCATAAATACCCGGTTGGAAATCTGCGATATAGCCAAACTGTGTAACATAATCATCGTATTCCGGGATGTAGGCGGTGAAATAACATTGCCGCCCGTTTGCATCCGTGTACTGCTTTCGGATATTTCTCATAAACTCTGCAAACTCTGTGTTGGTAAGTCCGGCCGGAGTCTCAAATTCAATCTTAGCAACTTTCAATTTCACAGGTTTCCGGTGCAGATAACCGTTGCTGTCCGTCCACGGCTCAAGATCCTGCATATTTACATACGGACTATAAGAATCAAACTTTATGTACTTTTTCGCATCAACTTTGTAATCTCCAATTTTCAGCAGATAACCGCCGTATGCCATGTTTCCACCACCTAACTGTTTGGGTTTGCGGCTGTCTCCGATTGACAGTCGGTAATTTTGGGTATAAAAATAGCACCTACCATATTGGTAGATGCCAATAAAATAAGCCGTGTCACCACGCCTTAAGCGCTTAATAAAATTGATTCTAAAACATATTATACAAAACCAAAGTCATATGACCGCTCTTTTTCTAATTGTTCTTCATTTAAACATCTCGAATGTACTATTTGGACTATTAGAAGTTACCTGAAATATTTTAAATTCTATATATTCCAATAAATTCACTTTTTTATCAATCAAATAATATAAATCTTCATCCGAACAGGTAATAATTATTTGCTGTCTTCGCAGATTTCTATTTGTCAAGTAATGTTCTCTCGAAATAGAAAAACAAGTCGATGTAGCATTTCTTCGTCCGAATACAATTCCAAACTGAGCTTCGTTTGTCTCCATAATACTTAACATTTTATTGCAATATGTATTATTAGGCTTTTTTTCTGGTTCATTCTTGCATTCTATAATAAAATATGGTGCGAAGTAATTAAATACAGATAAAAATCCACTATTGAACCCACTAATCATAGTACAATCAAATTGGTTTGTTAGCGTTTTTACCTCGTTTGTTCCTTTTACTAATTTAATACATTTGAAAATTTCTAAAATTAATTCTTCTAAAGCATTTCCCTTAGCTGTAGTATTATCTCCATAGTCCAAGTCCAATTTATCTCTCATTTCATAAAACCGTTGATATGCTGATTCACTCGGACTATAGAAAGATTCATATAAAATTCTTGGACTATTGGCAAGTGAATCAGCTTGTGAAAAATTTAAATCTATGTGTTCTCCCGTATTTATTCTCTCTTCTATTGCTTTTGCAATATCTGATTCAGTTGCATCTGGTTTCTTAATAACTTTGTATGCTGTATATATATCGTCTATTGTTATTGTTTTATCTTCTTCACACTCATCGCAATATTGCGGATTTAATAATATTTCCGCAATTTCATCTTTCGTAATAGTTCCAAGATTATAATTACAATCCGGACACTTTACTAAATAGTGCCTTTCAAGGATTCCTTGTTTTTCAGAAAAATTTAGTATTGCTTCTGCCTGTGAATAAGATACTTCAAGTCTAGTTGAAACAACAGATGCTGTAATATTCTTTTGGCTACGGCTTGGCAATGTGGCAAGCCAATAATCGAAATTATTTACAAATTCAGGATTAAGCGCATCAATAATGGTCAAAAATTGCTTGTAAAACATGTTGAATATCAGCCTCCTCTGCATACTGTATGGTCTTAAAATAGCCATAATTTTTATTTGTTCCAAATTGAACTACCAAAGGATTACTTTTCAAGTACATATCATTATCTCTTTTAAAAATCAAATTCAACTTATTACATTTTTTACTTTTTACTACAGACTTTTTACTATCAAAAAATGCTTCTGTGCATTGTAATGGAACAGTTTTATCAGATGTAGTATCTATTTTAGTAAGTTCTATCTCATCATCTGCCGACACCTTTATTAAATAAGCATTTCTATCATTTTTAAATAAGTTTTCATTATCTCCATTGATGGAAATATATTTTTCTACCAAAATTTTTAAATCCAATAAAGCTCTTTCCTTGTTCCTTGGATCTAATGTTAACTCTTCAAATATTTTATCGACATATAACTGATTAATTCTAACCATTTGTTCAACTTTTTTATCTACGTCCTCAGGCGTAAATGAATATGCCTGATAAAGTTTGTAAAGCATTTCAGAATTCTGTTTCTTTACCATTTTGGGGTTTATCTCTGTTTCAAATCCAAACGCATCTATTATTTCATCAATAATAGAAACTGCATAATCCATGGTTTGAACTCTATATTCAGAGAACAACATTTTATTTTTCTCATCATACTCATATATGGTCGACTTAGCTTTGGCGCGACTTACAATCATTCCCGCGTTTAAGTATAACTCAACAAAAATCGGAAATACTGTTTCATCACCTAATTTTCCAACTTCACCATAAAGCATCAATTTTGAAAAAGTAAAATCCACTTTTTCAACTTCTCCATTAACATTGACGTGAATCTTATATTCAATAAGTGTTCTGTCTTTAGTATTTCTATATTCCAGAATGTTCTGCATCGGACAGTTTGGATATTTACTCTTTATTATTGCTTCTACTAAAGTAGGATCCCGATGTTTTTCATTAATGCCACCTATTTTTCTATAGCAAAACTCCTTACTTCCCTCTTTTACTATTTTAAGCAACCATTCTTTTATTTCATTTTCTTGAACAGTATTTACATCAGAATATTCTTCTAGAGCCTTTATATAATCAGCTCTATTCTCAACAAATTCAAGCCTTTTTTCTTTCAAAAATCGCCGCATAATCGGATTTTGCAAATAATTATCTCTATCTAAATATACTGGTATTTTCATCTTTCGTACCCCCAAACGGTTTTCTTTTATTATACAGCTATTATATATATAAAGCAATGGCAATTACATTCTTTATATTATATGGAATAAAATTCATTAAGAAACAGTATGCAAAAGGCACCCATTAGGGTGCCTTGCTGTGCCGTGTTCCCATGACTTATTACATTATTTTAATAAACTAATCGGTTCTGTTGTATAATAATCACTATCAATTGAATCTTCATCCCATACCACTAATGATGTTTGAATATCTGTTATTTCATTAAGTGACAGCCCAACGGCGTAATCATCATAAGTGAACATAGTCACATACGCTTTCTTATGTGGTGCAAGTTCTTGATACAGAGTAGCGTCAACCATAGTGTCATTGATAGACGTTGAATCGGAATTGTTAATCTCCAAATTATTGTCAGACAAATTTTCAATCGTCAAACAAGCAATCAGTTCATCTGGGTATGTGTCTTTCTTCAACCCGGTAAAGTAAACTCTGATATTGGAATCCTCGTATACAAGCTTATTGATTTTCTCTTTGACCGTAACTTTGCACAAAAGTGTTTTCTTTCCAACCTTCGCTTTTATTGTCGCGCTTCCGGATGATACTGCGGTAACAACGCCACTTTTGCTGACTTTTGCCACGCTGGTATCTGTTGAACTCCACTTAACCTTGGCTTTTGTTCCAATTACTTTCATCTTCTGCGTTTTGCCTACATCAAGTACAACAGACTTTTTGTTCAGCTTAATGGTTGCCGCCTGTGCAACAATCTGTGTACCACTTGCAATTTGAACAGGCACCGCCGAAATTGTAACGGCAAGTGCCATTCCAACTGCTACTAATATTCTTTTTGTATTTCTCATAAGTAACTCCTTTCTGGTATATCGTTTAATGAAATTATAACACGTTCAATATCGAAAGTCACTAAAATACATATGCATTATCTCCTGTTCGATTATAATAATTTCTTCCATACTCTCTTGCGGCTTTTCCGATCTCGTTTGTGGTAATTCCAAATTCTTTCTGCAGAATAGCCTGCAATAACTGGTTTTGCTGTCTCAATAAGGCATTTTCCTGTTCGGATGCCGCATTGATAGCATCTTTAATTCCGGTAATTTCTTGACCGCCTGCGACTGCGGTTTTGCCGCCCACAGTACCAAGCAACTCGGCTTTTCCATTTTCTCCACCCATAAACAGGCTATATTTATCTGGGAATCCACCAGCGGCATATCCCTTTACCTTCGGTAAACTAACTTTTGGTACGAGATCAACTCCGCTCCATTTTACCTTTGCTACTTTAGCTGCTGCAGAAACAACACTGTTGAATCCTTTCAGAACGGTGTTCACTCCACCAATCAGCGAATTTATTGCTGTTTCAATTCTTGAGATAACAGTATTCATTGCACCAGCAACGCCACTTTTTACCCCTTTCCACAGCGCATTAAATATTTTTGTAACACTTTCTTTCATAGCAGAAAACGCATCCTTAATTGGATTCGTTACATGGTTCTTAAACCATCCAGAAACCGTACTCCAAGCAGTTGTTATAGATGTCTTTATGGAACTGAATACTTTTTTAACAGGTTCCTTTATGGATTCAAATGTATTCTTAATTGGAGTTGCAACCTTATCCTTGAACCAAGTCGAAACAGAATTCCAAATGCTTTTTATGGTAGACCACAATAACTTAAAAACAAGCTCGACGCTTGCTTTCATTATTTCAAAGTTTTTCTTGATTGGCTCAATGACTTTTGTTTTAAACCAGTCAGAAACAACAACCCATACTGCCTTGACGATGATCCACAATCCTTCAAAGATTTGCCCGGCTCTTTTCGAGAATCCTTGGAAAAGCGAAACTATCGGTTTTATCACATTCGCATTAAACCAGCCAGACACTGTTTTCCATACTCCGGATATATTTTTCCATAAAGAAGAAAAGAATCCGGATACATCTTTGCATAAACCCTTAAAGAATCCGGATACCGGCTTGATTACATTTGTATTGAACCAATCCCCGACTTTTGAAAATACAGCCTTGATTTCTGACCAATGATCTTTTATCAGAACGACCGCAGTCGCTGTCGCCGCTGTTATCGCCGCCACAAGTGCCGCTGGTGCCGCCGCTACTCCAAGGATAACGGCTCCTACTGCTGTTACGGCAACTCCAACAAGCATAAGTGCTTCATGCAACCAGCTGAAACCGTTTTTCAGCATCGTGATGAAATTTGATATTGCAGTAAACGCTCCAACTGCAACAGAACCAATCCCGGTTATAGCCTTTGCTACCGGGCTGATAAAAGAAAGTGCGCTCTCTGCCGCTCCACTGCCGAATAAAGCCTTAACCCCGGCTGAAATAGTTGTTCCAAGCGTTGCAAACGCTCCACCTATTTTTTTCGATAGCGCGGTAGACAATACCGTCGAGATTCCATCATTCGCCGCAATTTCAACACCTAGCCTTGATGCAAGTGAACTCGCTATAGCTTTTGAAATAGCCGTCCCAACTATATCAACCGCAGTTTTTGCAAGATGTAGCTTTAAAATCTTTCTAATTGTCAGCGCGCCAATGATGATCGCAACCGTTTTAATATCAAGATTTTCAAGGAATGTCTTAATTCCGTTGTATACGTCTTTCCACGATATATTTCCAAGTGCTGTTGTGATTGTGGTGTAAATCTCTTGTACCCATACGTTAAGGGTTTGTGCCAATAACGCAAAATCAAAATTTTTGAAAAACTTATTGATTCCGTCAGCAATAGAGTTTCCGAACTGTTTCCAATCGAAAGTCTTTCCAAATGAATCCAATCCGTGAAGCACGGTATTTAATGAATTTGCAATCAACCGGCCGACTTCCCCGAAAAGCGTTGTCCCTTTTTGCCCTTTAAATAGTCCGTTAAGGAATTTGGCTAATCCCCTTCCAAAACCTTCAGCTTTTGCATACACTTTTTTCCATTTAATTTTTTTCATTGCGTTAATTAACGCACCGGAAATTGCTTTTCCAAGTCCTTCAAGGTCTTTGATATTACTCTCAAACTTTTTAAAGATGGTGTCAGTCTGAACCAATCCGCCATCAGCACCGCCACCTGCACCAGCGCCCGAACCAGAACCAGATCCAGAACCTTTGTTGCCAGAACCGGAATTCGATTTCTTATCCGGAAGCGAAATGGTTTTCAGTTCATCAAACGCACGAACCGCCTTATTGACATTATCCTTAAGGTCTTTTGCTTTCTTTGCGGCATTTCCGGTATTCTTTGCGGCATCACCGGAAGAACCGGCAAGATCATCCATGCCATCAGACGCACTTCCAATATCATCAGCAAGTCCACCAAGTCCGGCACCCTTACTTGCTTCATACTTCCATCCGAAGATTGAGCCTAAAGCGTTTGTAACCATTTCCGCAAAGGAAATAACCTTTTGCAGAACTGCATTAAGTACGTGCAGGAATGGTTTGAAAGCGTTGATTAAGCCACCACCGACAACCGCGCCAAGTGCTTTGAAATTCTCCTGTAAGAGAGTGACTTGGTTGTGCCAGGTATCGGCTGTACGCGCAAAATCGCCTGTGATATTGGTTGTATGCGCAAGCACATACTGATAACGCAACATAGCTTTTTGAGCCTGCGTCATTGATGAAATGTTCGCATCAAGTCCCTGCTTTAATGCCCATTCCTTTAATGTTGCCTGTGTCAAGTCGATACCATAACGCCGCATAGGTGCCGTAGTACCGGAAAATACAGATTGCAGACTCTTGGCAATATCTTCTTGGCTCGCATCATAGAATGAAGCCATATCTCCGGTTAATTCTGTCAACCGGATAGACATTTTCGCCATCTGCCCTTGTGGAATATCAAGGGCAGTTCCCATTGCTTGGAAACGACTTGCGAACTGCTTTGCAGACAGTTCAGACATACCGAATTTTTCAATGCAAGTCTTTGAAAAATCGTTAATCAGATTTTCGGATATTCCGAATGTCTGTCTTACAACGTTCTCAACCTCGGTTAATGAGGATGAAATATCAATAGCATTTCTAAGCAGACCAACCGCCCGGAACAGCGACCAGTATGTTGCATATACCTTTCCGATTGCGGATGCAAGAGAAAAGGATTTAGTTTTCATACTGTCGGCGCTCTTACCAAACAGGCTAAAACCACTTGATGCCCTATCTGTAGCACCTCTCGTCCGTCCTAATCCTGCGGATAGATTTGCAAGTGCTTCTGTCATGCGGATGATGTTCCCGCTGACATTAGGAGCTTTTGAAAGAGTTACAAATAACTCATTCAGATTCTTTGCAAGCAGAGGAATGTTATTTACCGCCCTGCCGGATGCCACGCTACCAAGTTTACCAATGGCAGTGACCATCTGTGAAAGATTGGTCATATCGAAGTTGAATGAACCAATCTTGTTCATCTGTCTGACGAAGTTCTGCAACTGTGCAGAAATCGTAGGCAGGTTCTTTGTAGCCTGTGTGGATGCCTTGCCACCCATTCTTGACAGACCGGAAATGAGATTTGACAGCCCGGACACATCAAAGTTCAACGATCCGACACTATTCATGCCGGTGATGAACTGTGCAAGCTGATCTTTCATTGACAACAGGTTAGAAACACCTGTTGTAGCGTTTTTGCCGCCCAGTTTGGCAAGTGAAGCAGCAACTCCGGTAATTCCACTTACATCAATGTTCTTGGCACCAGAAAGACCATTTGTAAGGTTTTTTAGTGCCGCAGTAATTCCGTAAATGGAATTCGTGTCAATGCCATTGAAAGACTTCAATGCACGCGACAGGGATGTAAGCTCAATGGATTTTCCACCTTTAAACCCACTTGCCGCATCAGACAGATTGCGGATGCTGGTAGCAATACCCTGCAATTTCTGTGTGTCAACATTTAAGTTGTCACGCAGACTTTTCATGCTTGCCGCAAGTTTTTCTAAGGACTTGCTTGCGTCTGCCGCACTCGCATTTACTTTAATTTGCAGAGAATCAAGATCTGCCATTCTTCCACCAACTTCCTATAACTTTTTTAGGTTAGCGACTATCTTCCACATTGATAGCCGGTTAAAAGGGCGGTAGGATTTGACCCCTACCGCCCTTGAAATATCATTTATTCTTTTTCGGATGAGACAACTCAAAGTTCGTTTTCATAGCTTCAAGCTGTGCAACGAACAACTCTCGCTGTTTCTGAATATTTCTTTCTGCCGCTTCCTGCTCTTGTGTGAGTGGTTGCTTGACATATTCAGAAGTTGCCTTGCGTCCATTTAAGATATGGTCAACTGCCACGCCAACCGCAGATGTACCATATCTGCCGAACCATGACCACATTTCTGCATCCCGCTGTTTCATTTTCAGCGAATATGCATCCTCATAGGGTTTCAGATCAGTCGGACAACTCTGCCCGATGTCATACGGCGTGAACCCATATCCCTGTGTTATTAAAAGCCAATAGGGAAGTACCATTGATTGGTACGTTTCCCATGTTAGGCTGTGGCTTTCTTGGTAGCCCGAGTTGTTTTCTTCGCCGGAGTCTTCGGTTTCTGCTCCTGTGTTTCCGCTCCCTCCCGGAGCGCATTCGCTAAAAAACCATTCTTAACCATTTCGTCTGTGAGAATATTAAACAGGTCAATAATATCTGTCTTGTCGTTCTCGTCAAAGTAATCATCCAAAAGGATGTATGCCTTATCTAAGGCTTCTTTCTTTCCATCTTCCGTATCATAATCATATCCGAACTCGTCCGAATGACACTTCTGCAGTCCGGCAAGAAGCAGCTCTGGCAAGATCTTAAGAACCTTGTTAATATCTTCCATATTTAATTCATCACCGTCTTTTGTCATATCTTCCAGTTCCTGTACCTTGTCAATCACACCGCAGCGCGCTGTTGCCAAGTAGCCGTATTTGATATTGTATTCGTTTCCATTGATAACTAAAGTTGTCATACTGTTTTACCTTTCCCTTTCTGATAGAGATTTAATTTATAGGGAAAGGGGCAGTCCGGAGACCGCCCCATACCTATGTCATGGTTTAGTTGTGCCAGCATCTGTAGTATTTTTGCTCTGATCGTTTGCTGACTTATGATCGTCAGAGCCTGTTATTCCCCCGTTGTCAAGGCAACCTTCTCGTCCATGCCCTTATAATCTTCGATTGTAAGGTTCATGTCGATAGTCAGAAGATTGTTCTGATCGAGTTCCGGCTGTGGGATTGCTGTTGGTGGCTGCGCCACGATGAAAAAGCTCTTTTCGAAACCTGGAATAATGGTTTCGAACCACATAGACTTGCCACCTGTAAGACCCTTATGGGTGGCAAGTACATCTTCCCACTCCTTCAATGTTTCCGGTGTAAAATTGACAGTTACCGGGAACTCGCCGCCTGTATCGCCGATACCCTGCACATATCTCTTGACGAAATCCTCAAGTGCCGATGCATCAATCTTCTCATTAGAGATTGAAATACCGCCAAGTTTGTTGATCCTATGCAACTGCTTAAATGATGTTGGCTTTGTTCCGGCTGTAGATTCAACTCCATAGCCAAAAGTAATGCCAAGTGTAGAAATTCCTGCTTGCATACTTCAAATCCTTTCTACCGCTATCTAACGCGGTCAGCGAACACGTCTCGAGTGCGTGTCCGGTGCATAAAAATAAGAGCCTTTCGGCTCCAAGTTTCGTTTATCTGCTACCGACATAATGCCGGGAACATTCAATTTAATTTCATCAGTTCATCTCCACTTCCGAAAATGCGCTGATAACGCCCAACCCAACGTTTTACATTCGGGTCAGTTGCATTTGTGACCGGTATGGGACCGACTTTGCATTGAAAGCCATATGATAGCATGACTTTCTTTGCCGCAAGGCTGATCTGATTGCATATACCGTCTGCAGTACTTCCGGTTGCATATACAGAAAGCACAATCAAGGGATTCTGCGAACCCTCGTTGCCCTCTAAATCATAGTGACCGCCGGAATTATCGCCAAGTGCAACGTCACAATATGGAAACTGTGATTGCTTCGGGGTAGTGTAACGGTCAACAGTACACTTCGGATATTCTTTTTTCATATTTGCCTTAAACACTGTGAAAAATTCATTCCAATCAAATCCTGCCATTCAATCACCTTCCATTTTCAAGCACCTCTTTGTTTTGTTATCCGGTAGCCGTCGCATCTGCTACATCTCTTTTAGTCATGTGGCGCGTGGGTGCAACGAATTTTCCCACATCGGATTTTCTTAATCTTTGAACACATCTCTTGCAATCTCAACAACCTTATCTCTCAATTTCTTACCGGCATTGTACATAGGCATCTTCGGGGATGTACCACTCGAATAGTGCCACTCGCCTTGTAAATCCATGTACCACCATCCCGGTTCGTTGCCGTGCGTGCCGTATGTTCCGGTTCCTACTCCCGGAATGTTTGCCGGATTCTGCGCCGGAAGTCCAGCACCAAATTCAAGCATCAACGCCGGGGAGATCTCTTTACTCTGCGCACCATCTTGATTCTGCCATTTACTCACAATCTTCTGTGAATCTTCCATGATGAGGATTGCCTTGCATCCGGCTTTCTCCGGTGTTATTTCAGAGGATAAGCGAATGTACTTACCGAAACCACTACTGCCGATATGAGCCTGTGCAATCTTAATGCCCTCGTTGCAAAGACGCTCACAAAGCTGTTGGCACTTGGCATCAAGGCTGTTCTGGTATTCTCGCAGCTCTTTGATTGCCCTGTCGATTTCCGATACAGACAAACCGAATGAAATAGGCTTACTCATTCAGTAACCCCGCCAGTTTTGCCGATTCAGCGACTTTTCTTATCCCATCTGAAATGTTCTTCAACGCTTCGGTAGCGCCTTTTGCATTTTCTCCGAGATATTCGGTGCCATTATCGCCCCAAATCATAGAACGTGGAGTAAGTGCGCCTGTTTGTAATGGTGGAATACTTGAAATCGGTGTATCAAGAATCCCCAACTCCGAATACACCTTAAAAATCTTCGGAGACTGAATAGCGAACCAATCAACCATTTCTTCATTCTTTGCCCATGCACCGCCGTACTGATTTGAGGAATCGGATAATCCGCTTTCGTTTAAGAATGCGTGCATGATTTCGTGTCTTAAGGTTCTCTTTCGATATACCTCTTGCTCTTTTTCGTCCATGTCAGAGAAATACTTTTCCTCCGACATATCCGCAATTACAATCAGCTTGCTATCTTCTCCACAATAACCAGCGAGTTTGTTTTTCTCCAGATAGCTGTCCTCTGATACTTTGTGGGTTTCAATCCGGTATTCGGTTCCAAGGATATTGATTTTTCTGTTTTCCATATTAGCCCACCTTCTGTCCATCGATATACATCACAAATTTGCCACCGCACTCACATCTCTGATTAGAATTAAAAACGCTCCAATTGTCATTGGACTTTTCCGCATCTTTTCGCTGTGGCTTTCCACATTTTTCGCATTTCATTTCAATTTTCTGTTTTCCCATATCATCCCTCCGGCAATTCTTTGATAGCAATTACGATTCCATTCAGACTTTTTGCTGGCGGCGCGGCAACCTCATAGTTGGCACTATCGCCATTTACAGAACCGTCCTCGTTGTATTGTGGCTCGCGCCAAATCCATAGCCGTGTCAGCTTCGTAATCGGGCAATCCATATCGCAAGTAGATATTGTCCGGGAATAATCAACGCTATTTCCGAACACATCAGCCTGCACATCACCCTTGCCTGCGGAAATGTTGGCATAAAAAAGAACCGGGTCATTATAACCTGGTTCTGTTCCTATCTCGACTGGAATCTGTTCTCCGTCAATCTCTATGTACTTGATATTGCCGTCCTCGTCACGGTCGTATGCCTTTTTCTCAGCATCGTAGGTAGCATAATAGAACGATTGTTTGTTCTTTTTTAATGAACGCGTTAATAATCACCTCAACTTCAAATTACTTTCTCTAACAATAGTTTTTGGACTATACTTTTCTAATAAACACTTTAAAATAATTTTTTCACCGTCGTTCATTTTTGGTCCACATAGAACCTCAAAATCATCAAAACATTCTTCTCTAATATGTAAATAAATACAGGAAGGCATGATATCAGCATTGCTATACAAATTCTGTTTAAGTTTCTGTTTAGCCACCATTCTATTAGTAATAAGTTCTTGTAAGCTAATTGGATAAAAATACAGTGCGTATCTCCATTCTTTTTGAAACTTCCAAGCAAGATTTTTACTTCTTCCCAATTTGGCGATATTTACATGATATCCATTTTGCACATATTCTTTGATTTCTGGATACAAAAACGTTTTATCATCTGTGTAATTTACTTTAAATAATATTTCATCTTGAATTACTGGATACCGATTTTCTTGAAATAATTCTTTCTCAGAAAATACGCTATTAATAGTTTCACTTGGATTCAGTGGATCTTTCCATTCGTAAATACTAAACGGGTTCTCCTGTAATCCTATCCTTATTCCATTTAAACCAGAATACATATTCCACATTGGAATAGATTCTACACCATCCTCTGTCCATGAACTAACAAAACAATATCTGCCTAAATTTCCAACGTCACTACTTATTCCCTCCTCTATGTCATCTACCAATGTTAAATTATTAAATTTAATTTGTCTATGTGTCAATATAGATGCCAAAGTAGATAAACTTGTGTAATGGTATAATTTTCTTTTCATACGACTTTACCTCCGCCGTCATTATACGGCAAAAGGAGAATCGCCACAAGAAGTTATTCGCCTACAATATCAATTCCATACTGTACAGCACATTCATGCTCGATCTTGCATCCTCTGTAATCTTTCCACCCCTCTGCAAAATAAGCACAATCAGCAGTAGAAAGCAATTCCAGAGACTTTCCAAGAAACCATAATGGCTTGGCATCATGTGGTGCTGATTCAAAGAATGAATCAATAACCTCTACCTCTCCGAAACGTTCTGTGACCGCTTCAACAATCTTGGCTCTTTCTGCCTTGATTTCTTTATCGGTTTTATCTCTCATAGGCTGTGAAATAAATAATTTCTTCATAACTTGAACACTCCTTTATTCTGCTACAATCCAATCCTCTGCAAGCATATCAGCCTGTGATGCAAGCCATCCCATTTGAACACCGGATGTTCCAACAAAAGCGATTGCCTTATTGCCAATGGCATCATGTTCACAATTCACAAGTTCACCGTCTGCTGATACATAGGAAATGCCTGTTGCAAGCTGAATGTACTGTTTCTTGCCATTCCAACCTTTGCGGGCAACTTTCTGTCCGGCTTTCAGTCTGCGGATTGCTTCGCCGAATGTGAATGTCTGAATATCCAAATCCTTTACATCAGCTTCCCCGACAACCTCCCAATCATCACGAAGAATAAAATTGAGAGTATAATCAACATTCTCTGTCTCGCGAATATCAAGGATTCTGCCATCCTTACAGTGCATCTTAATGGAATTATCTTCCCATTTCCAATATCCCGCCCATTCCGGGCATTTAATCATAGCACCCTGTTTGAGTGCTTCATATGCTTTTTGAAAATTCATTACCTTTCCCTCCAAAATAGAAATATGGCGCACCGCCCACCACCGCTTAACGTGCGCCGCCTGCAACCATATTGCCGGCATTGGCAAAATGGTCACGCTCAATCTTCTTTACCGCTTAACCCTGCAGTCGGGAGATACCGGATCACCTTAACCTTTCTGAATAACCGTTGCAAAAGGAATTACTTCCCTTAAAATGTTCGTTCTTGGGTTCCAAGTTCGATTGATACCATTTTCACTATGGCTCGTTTCTCCCTCGGCACCTACATGGTTAAAATCATACATGGCAAGTTCCCTCACTATGTCATACATGGACCGCATATCATCATCTATGAAGTCCTCTGTATGATGTTCCTGGTAGTTTCGTTTCCGTTTTACAGTAAGATAGGCTCCCTTAATCTTTGAGGATAAAAGAGCCTTGTCCGAATCATTCTTCAACTCTGAAACCAGTTCGGCTTCCATATCAGTTTGTAATTCTTTCAAAAGCTCTTCCATCCAAGATCATCTCCTACTCTGTCTTTGATACCACGGTAATATGTCCTGCCTTAACAGCGTTGTAAGACTTATCACACTCAACAACAGTGATTACGCTGCCATTTGTAGCAGCAATCTCATCTGTGCCGTTCCATGCCTGCCATGTTCTTACAGACTGTCCTAACCTAACCTGCGTTTCAGCCGCATCAACCTTGTACTTATATGAATTACCCTCTGTCAAAGATTCTGTAATCGTAATCTTTGTATTTCCGGTTGTATCACCAGCTGCGGATGCAACTGTCAGTGTTCCAAGCGATGTAGGACCATCAGATTCCGTCTTTGATACTGAAAAGATTCTTCTTGCCATATCTCCATCAGTTGGCATTTGAACTGACAGGTTTTCAATCTTAGCAGAATACCACTCTGGACCGTGGTCAAGTCCAATCTGACCGAAAATCTGTTTCTTGGTACCAGCACCGGTCTTTGCCAACTCTTCAAGGAAGAAGTTTCCTTTTCCCGGTACAAGCTGTTCAACAGGAGCCATAATGAATGGGTCAAACAGCGCAACCGTTCCAGCCGGAAGATAAAACAGATCTCTTAAATATACTGTTCCAAGTGGTGTGAGCACCTTGTCAACAGCAATACCATTAACGTCTCGTCCACTCTCAACGATAGTAAGACCATTTGCTACGGCATCAGCATTAAGCTGCATTCTGCTTGTGGAATCAAGACCGAGGACGATGTTGGTAATATCACCATTTGCATCTTTGATGCACTTTAACGCCTCGCACACCAGCAGGAAAGAAAGCTTCTTTCCATCCGCATCAAGCACATTTGTTGTAATTGCTTCCAGAAGTCCTCTGGACTGGTTCGCATCATTATCGTTTGTGGACTTATGGAATTTGCCATTGAGGAATGTGTACTCAATGTCCTGTCCGATCTTTGCCATCTTTGCTGCAACCTGGAAATCCTCTTCGGAAATTGGATTAGCCTGCTGCCCTGCAATATTGATTCCACTTAATGTACCCATATTGGACATTTTGCCGTAAGAAGTACCAACAGATTCCTGAAAGATCTGCGTTACGTTAGTTTTCTGTTCTCTTGTAATAATAGAAGCATTCGGAGCTGTAAGAGACTGCGCTTCTGAAATCTTAGGCTGACTTCCTGTTGCTGTCTCGTACTCCTGTCCTGTTACGAACTCTGTGCTTCCAGAGTATTTTCTTTTCGCACCGATCATAGTTGAGAACGGTGTCTTTGTGTTGCCCTTATTAAAGAGCATACCGGAAAAATTAGGAGTGTTTCCACTCATTGCATATACATCTGCCATTTTTAAACCTCTCTTTTAAAATAATATTTTAATGTTTTGGCGCATTTGCTGCCGCCTGCTGGCGAATCAATGAAGCCATGAGAGCCATGTCACCGCTCGCCTGCGCGTCTGCAATCTGCTTGCCGTAATCAATAGTTGTTTGGTTTCCTGCCGGAGGAGTTGGCATATCTTTCAGCAAATCGGCTTTAATTGCTTTCTGTAATGCTTCCTCATGCTTTTTCTGCAAACGGAAAACAGTGTCCATATCGCCATCATAAAGAGCTTCGGCAATCTCCTTGGCATCTTTCTCATCATACTTCAAAGCCAAATGCTGCTTTTCGTACTCCGATACCTTTGATGAACGACGAAGGGTTTTTAATTCCTCTTCAATCTGCGCCTGCTTTTCAGCATCTTCGATCTGCTTCTGTTCCTGCTCACTTGCTGCAGCTTTCCATTTCTTCTTATAGTCAGCCGCCTCTGAATTGGCTTTTTCCAGAAGAGTTTTCGGTACAAATCCGTCATATTGGCTCTTGTCGACAAGCTCACGCTCTGCTAAAGCTGCGTTAATGTCCTCGAAAGTCATATCCTCTTTGTACGCATCGCCTAATAATTCTTTTAAATCTGCCATAATATCCTCCTTGCGTTTGTTCAAGCGGTTCCCTCCGCATTAGATTCCGTTTTAATGACTTGTCTTGTCCCTTGCGTTTTTAAATAGCTTCCCTGCTATGTATAAAAAAGAGAGCCTACTTCTAAGCTCTCAAAATACCAATTATTCATCAGCAACAGATACCTTTGACGGCTGATCCGACATATCCGGTTGATTTTTCTTGTATGGATCGCCATTGGAAGCATCTTCCGTTCCGGTCTGATTATCCTTGAACAAAATCCGGTCAATTCTTTCAGCCGAATCAAGCGCAACCTGTTGCGGGTCCGTAAACAGTCCAACAACTTCAATGGCTCGAAGCGGATCAATGCCAATTCCGATAAGAGCAGACAACGAATTGCACTTTGTCGCAAGATCATATGTGCGGGATCTAGAGAATTTGATTTCAATATCTGAAAGATTCAATTCTGCAATGTCCGCATCAACCTCATTGCTATCTTTGATGATTTTTAAGATAACCGCGGTTTCTCTTCGCTCGGATGCCGACCAAATCTGTTCTTTTTCTTTGGCATCCGTTTCTGCAGCCATCCAACCGGTAGACATATTCGTTGCACTTCCGGTACTTCCACCAGAAAGTTCCGATCTACTCGGCGTATTTGTAATATCAAGAATCTGTTGCTTTACATAATCAACCAAAGTCTGATTTTCCGACTGGTTAAGAACGCTTTCAAGGTATTTAAGCGTTGCCGTCCTGCCCTGTTCTGACTTCGTAAGAATCATTCCATCTTCTCGAAGTTTTTTATATTGCTCCGTATCGAGTGCAACATTATCGCCCCAAAGAATGTTTTGAACATGCTGTGCTATATCATTAACTCGGTCAGAATCAATGGTATTCAACGCATCCATAAGAGGAATAACCCTCTCAAAACATCCCATACGGTCATAATCATTGATATACTCAATAATCGGCACCATACCTACTGTGTTTGGTTTTTCCTCAAACCAATCTTCAAAGCCTTTTGTTATTCCCATTTCAATCTTGAAATAGGAAGTCTTGGTATAACATCCAAACGTAACGCTTCCATCCCGGTGTGGGAAATAGGAAACTCCAAGAATCGGTTCCCGGTATGCATCATTACTATAAACAACAAATGTGTTCATTGGATTCAGCACTAACAGATCAAATACCGAAACTCCGGTTTTGATCTTCTTCGGAAGAATCAAACGATAACCAACGCCACAAGTCTTTACATCCTTTGCAAGCATCAGGTCTTTTGCCGCTTTACATTCTTCCACCATCATTTCATTGATGGCAGAAACCCTTAGATCTTCCTTTTTACTTTCATCTGATGTGAACAGTTTTTTGAAAAAAGAAAAAAGAGCATTCCGGCTCTTAATATCCTTTCTTGCCCTCTGGACATATGAAATCGGAGAACCGAACTCATAGCCGAGCTTAAATTCAAGAATTTCAGATGCCATATTATCAACGATCTTCTCATTGATTTCTGGCCGGATCTGTTTTTCACGATCAAGAATAGGCTGTCTGCCTTTCACATACTCAAACAGATAAAGCATTTCTGCCCTGTTTTGTTCGTGAATGAAATAAGCATCGCTTAAAACTTCAAGGATATTCGTCTTATCAATATTCGTTTTGTCACAAAATATCTGCTTTCTTCCGAAAAGCTCCACCTATTTCACCTCCGGGCATAGAAAAAGAGCCTTTGAAACACTGTTCAAGGCTCTCTGTATTCTTTTCACAATATCAATATATCACGAAAGTATGTCCTTTTTTTCCGCATTCTCATTATCCCTTGTTAATATCCAAAAGATAGAAAAAGTGCCTGCGCATCTCATAAAATGCCGATTTTCCAATTGGCATCCCCTCACAGACGATCAGATATGTGACCGGAACCTCATAACACACAGACTTGATTATGTATTGGCTCAAATCCTCTCCGGCCTGTTCTGCAGTTTCCTCAATCAGCCGGCATTTTTCTTCCAATCCGATTCGCTTAATTGCCAGATTTCCGGTAGCATCCGCATTGTTATGTGTGATCGGCATATCTGTAATTTCAATGCTCTTAACCGTATCATTACTGAATTTCAACTGATTTTTCCACTCCGGATATTGTTCACAAAATCCGCAAAGCTCTTTGTATCGCTTACCGGAAATACCATATTTCTCAAGATTCAAATTTCTTTTATTCAAAATACCACTCTCCCTTATATACCAAGCTCCGCCCGGCTCATAATCTCGACTTTTGTCACGCCGCCGTCTACTAACTGAACCAGTTGAACCAGTCCGTCCGCACTATCCTCATGCTCGTTTTTGCCAACTTGAACGATTATTCCAAGTTCTTCCATTGCCGCCTTATACTCTTGGCTCTGCAGTTCCGGCTTAAGGAAATAGCACCTTCGCTTAATATCCGGCGCATACTGTATAATCTTTGCCATCTTTCCCACTTGGTTGCTTGCTTTCGCCCAAGAGATATTAGTTTTAAAGCCTTGTTCTCGTAATAGGCGGTCAATGTCTTCCGCGTACTCATCCCCGCCGTTATTAGCCTCGAAACGCTCCATATTAGGCTTATGTTGCAACGTCTTTGCCACAACAAGAGGTTTTGTAACGTATTTATCACCTTTATTGAAAATCCAATCCGGTATATATATAGGTCCATCATCGACGCTCCCGAAAAGTTTTCCAAACGGCATTGAAAGACTATCTCCGCCGCCCCATGCAACATCACACGCTGCGGCCGTGATACAATCTCCATCCGGCAGCACTCCGTTGTAATAATTCAACTCGTCCAATGGGAAGAGTAATCCCTCTCGAATAAATGGTCTCTGCTGATATTTAGCCATCCACTCATTCTTATCCAACCGGTCACGCAACTTGCGGTAATATTCCGTAGAAAATCCAAGGCCATAATCGTATTGGAAATTGGATTCGTCATTTTCATTCAACGCCGGAATCTTTCTAAATCTGTATCGCGGATTGTTCGCATTCTCGGATTCCACTCGACCAAGAGGATCATAAACATTCCAACGAGTACCAACCATAAGCTCTTTGGCACCATCATTCTTACGGTCGACAAGCACATTTAGGTAATCCTGATACCGGTTTTCCAGTCGAATAGGACTTAGCGATTCTGTACGGTCACGAACCATATCATCGACATACAAATATCCGTCAGAGCTAATATCAACCGCACCGGTCCATGTTCCGTCAATTCCTCGACAAGTCAGCGTCGCAAATGCTTCTATTGGTGAAAAGTAAAGTTCATTCTTTTCGGATGATTTATTCGCAAGGTCGATATCTGGAAATATCTCCTTGAACGTGTATTCCTCGCTTTGCGTAAGTTTAAACACATCGTTATAGAATCTGTCGGCTAAGATGCCCGAATGCCCGGACATGGCATTGTGGCTCTCTGGATGCCTACCAATAACCCAGGTAAGAAAGAAGATGCAAAGAGTGGACTTGCCTACTCGTGGCGGGAGTGATAAGCCATAAAAATCTAACTTTCCATCTTCCAAGTCTTGGAGATCGTCAACAACGATTTTGAGTGTCCGCTTTCTTGGCTCATAGAATCGCTTTTTCGGTCGGCGGTTCTTCTCCATGTAGAAAAGGAATGATTCAAAATGGTACGGTGCTTCCGCTTTCAAGGTTTTCCAGTACAAATCGTCCATCTGTAAGACTTCAATGCTGTTCTGAATCGCCCAAGTGCAACATTCTTTGATGTACGAAGTGACTTTCAACGCCCATTCCGTGTCGTTTTCCTTTTCAAACGCTATTTTTGCCACGTCCAAGAGGTCAAACAATGATCGTGATTCAATTCCGTTTTGCTTTATGTAATTTTTAATGCTTTCAGCTGTTGACTTCGTTTGTTCTGAAACCAAAAAAAGAGAGCCTCCTTTCCTTAAATTTTGGAAATTCGGCTCTCTCTACATTTGTGCCACATGGCACTCTGCAACTGGTGCTCTTTTTATTTATTCACTAGCCTTAAAATTGTATACCGGTTTGATAATTGCCAGCACATCAACTGTATCTTTGATATTCTCAACAATTTCATCCAATGTCTTATATGCCATCGGAGATTCATCTATTGTGGATTGGTTGACGGAGGTTGTATATATTCCGTCCATTGACTTTTCAAACTCTTCCAACGATACCAATTCCTTGGCTTTTGTCCGGCTCATTACTCTACCAGCTCCATGAGGTGCTGATTGGTTCCAATCCTCATTTCCTTTTCCGGTACCAATAATGCAACCATCACGCATATTGATTGGAATAAGTACCTTTTCGCCTAGTTTGGCAGAAATAGCGCCCTTGCGGACAATATTTGAATCATGGTCGATATAATTGTGAATACACTCGAAGTAATCCGGCATATCTGCATCAACGCCCCATCCCATGTGGTTGCATATAATCTGAGCGATCATAACACGGTTTATGTATGCGAATTTCTGACAAATTCTCATGTCATGCAGATAATCTTCCCTGTATTTGCCCTCTAAGTAGCACAAATCCTTTGGAATATTCGGATTAACCGCCTTGAAATTCCTGTGCAATTCTGCTATTGCATTTTGAATGTCAGACTTTCTTCCGGCAGCTTTGTATTCTTCAATAATCCTGCCCTGTTCTTTATACAGTTCATCTTTGCCACTCATAAGTTCAAAAGCAAGGTTCTGGTAATAGTCGGCTACCTGTTTTCCGAGATTACGACTACCAGTATGAATAACAAGATACTTATAACCATCTTCTGCAACATCAACCTCAATGAAGTGATTTCCACCGCCAAGAGTACCGATAGACCTCTCAAGTCTCTTTGTATCTCGTAATTCTCGGTAGCACTTCAACTCCTGTAATTCATCGAATCTGATGATCCTTCCCTCATGCACATCTCTTCCGCTTGGAACATAAGAACGAATCACATTATCCAACTTTTCAAAATCAATATCTGTCTGACCAAGGCTTACACAAAGCATGCCGCAACCAATATCAACCCCAACAATGTTCGGAATAACCTTTTCTCCAAGGTCTGCGGTAAATCCAATGACACATCCCTTTCCTGCGTGAACATCCGGCATGATACGAACCTTACAGTCTTTGAACGCATCTTGCGCAAGTAATAATTCAATCTGGTCTACAGCTTCCTGTTCAACATTCTTCGTAAAGATTTTCAAATCACTCATTACTTCACCCCGATTCTATTCATTTCCCCGCATTTCGGGCATTTGATTTCAGCTTGTCCGTTGAATTTGCCTAAAAGGCGGTTGCAACGACTACAACGATGTTCAGACAGTTTTACATTAAAGCAACTTTTCAGAATATCAGCCGTTTTCTTTGAATCTGCCATAATCACAGGTTCATCTTCTAACTGCGAACATTCGATTTTCTCATTGCTCCCAACACTTATAGGCGTTACCTGTCTAAATGCGTCACGCTCTATTGATTCAATTACTTCTGCCATGCTCATTTCCAATACACCTTAAACCCTTTCGCTTCATACTCTCCTACTGCTTTCTTAAGGCTCATATCGTCCTCATACTTTTCATTCAGCATAATCACCACATCGCCTTTTTCAATGCCGTATATGTTGCAATCCGCAAGTTTCTTAGCAGTTTCAAGAATAGCTTTTGCCTGCTTTCTGCTCATTTCATAGGTTTTGGCTCCCATATTAACAATCATTCTTCCACCAACTTCCTGCCGCACATAGGGCAAAATGCAATACTTATCGCTCCTGCACCGTATTCACCGGCACTGTTCGTAAAAACAAGTGCATATTTATCTACAATTTTCCGAATTTCTATTGCGTCGCCGGACGGAACCTTTCCGTTTTCATCCGGGGTGATGAAATCCCAATCCGGTATTCCAATTCCTATGTTTTTGCAAAAATCACACATACTTACACCTCATTTTTGTGTAAAAAAATACCAACCATCGAATATTGACGGTTGGTAAAATTTAAAATTTTATTAATGCCATAATAATTGAAACCACTATTCCTGCTACTCCTAATGTAATAGATATTTTATTAGACCTTGAGTTTTTCCTTATATCCGTGGACAAACGTATAAATTCATCTTCTGTTCTCTTAATAATATTCTGCACAATAATTTCGTTTTCGTTTGTTTTTATTTTACTGATATCACGCAAAATATCTTGTTGGTATTTTTCGCATTTATTAAACGGATTCTTTGTTTCTAATTCATCCCTTATACACTTAAGGCTATTTTCATATTCTTTCAAAATCGATGCATGTTTATAACCGCAATCAATTCTAAAAATAATTGCATCTATCCACACTACAACATTAGGAAAAAACTTTTTTGTTTGCGCATCTTCTTGTACATATTCTTCATAAAATCTATTAATTTTTCTTGCTAATACCTCTGTATTATCGCTATCGCATAACTTACATATATTCTCCAGTGCCTTATATGACGTTTTTAGGTATTGACCTTTATTATTAAACAATACATATATCTCAAAACCAATTACAGCAACTAAAATCACTAAATATATCAGAAGAAAAATAATAATGTCCATTTTTATCCCCTTTATCTTATGTTTTTCCAAATTATACCACTACAACCGCCAATATTCAATTGTCAATGTTCAAAAACTTGCGCAGAGGAATCGAACCTCGCTTATCCCAACGCCTTACCTTGCGACATATATTGCAATCCGCGCGTTCATTCTTTCATCTACAAGGCGTGTGGATTTGAACCACATGCACAAGTCTGCTATCGTCATAGCAAACGCCGCACACAGGATTCGAACCTGCAAGCCTTTTACAGCCAACGGTTTTCAAGACCGCTCCCTCACCACCCGGACATACGGCAAATATAGCAGTGTGGTGGAACTGCTATATCCCGAAATTGCTTTTGCCACCACTTTGTACAATTTCATGCGGACTTTCTACCGCTTACGGCAAACCTTTTTCCAGGTTTATTGCCGTAAGTTAGCGCAGTGTGTAGGATTCGAACCTACAAGGCGAATAAACGCCCGGCGGCTTAGCAAGCCGTTCCAATACCATTATGGGAACACTGCCGAATTTTCTTGTATCGTCAAGAACATTAGGAAAGAAACGGCGGATACCTTTCTTGCTGGAGTTATGCCCGCAGGTGGATTTGAACCACCATTCTGCTACCATGCTTACTCCGGAATTTAATATGCGTGGGCGGATTTGCACCGCTCCCATGGTTGCTAGCACCAGTGATCTAAGTTGCCGATTTCAACTGATTACCTACGGCAATATCGTCTACCTATTCCGACAACGCATACTAACTGGCAAGGTGGGGATCGAACCCACGACATCCTGATTAACAGTCAGGCGTTCTACCACTGAACTACAAGCCATTAAAATTGCAGGAGGCGGATTCGAACCACCGGTCTCAAGGGTATGAACCTTGCAAGATTGCCACTTCTCTATCCTGCTAATGATCGGTACGAGATTCGAACTCGTGTTACCACCGTGAAAGGGTGGTGTCTTGGCCACTTGACTAACCGATCATAACCGCCATCAGACGGTTAGCAATAATATTTTTCGTGCCATGCGTTGCACTATCCCGGTTCTTTTTTACAATGTCTCACAGGGAATACCCATTGATTGTTTTTTAAGTGGTCGCTCCACTGATTGGATGAGCGCGGACTTGAACCGCGCACTTGAAACCTTTCGACTATCAGTTTCACGAAGCGTCTTACTCCGGCAAATACCTTTCTTGCCATCATCCAACTAAGTGTTATACATTTGGAGGTGTACAACTCGGGCACCATGGGATACATGGGATAGATGCCCGAATCGTAAACAACCGCATTTCGCGGTGATAACCACCGGACGGTCTCGCACCGCCCTTAACAGAATCGTCCTAGTGGCGAAAGGAGGAACCCAAATGCTTGAAACATTCAACCAAGGGTTCAAGTACATATGAGAAAAACATATGTGGTTGCATGGATCGTCAGCATGCAACCAGTTAGGCTACCGGGATTCGAACCCGGGAATACAGGAATCAAAATCCTGTGCCTTACCACTTGGCAATAGCCCAATGTTGTTCCGTCCGCAAACATAATTCAAAGCCTAACGCCGATAGATCAATTATTCAGCCAGGAACTATCGCTTGCGGACTTAAGCTATACCGGATGCTCCGATTTCTCGCTCTGGTGCTCGGCGTCACTATCCAGATTGAGTAAATCTCCGGTGCTGTCCGGTTCCTTTGATTTTGTTATATGTATTCTTTCGGCCACGCTCAAAATTGGCGGCAGAAAGTAAATACCAAATATTGGATCATAAATTGTCATGTTGTTATCTCCAAATGGTCATAATATTCATTGCAAAGATCGCGTATGAAAGCAAATACCCCATTGCGTTTGAATTGTCTTTTTGTTTTACCTGTCCTCTCATAATCCCAGTATTACGAGGGCATCTGCCGCTGTTGCAATAACTTTCAAAGCCATATCAATATCTCCCATCCTTTCATTTTTCAATCCCTATCAAGCGATTCAACATCAATGCTGCAGCTTCTTTGAAATCCTCTTCTCCAAGGTCAAGATCATTCCCGTTTCTATCCCTTGAATCCCAAAAGCTATCATCCAATGCACTTAACATGCTTCCCAAGAAAATGTGATACAGCCCGCCGCGGGTCATTAACTCATTTCGTAAAACTACAGATGCCTGCTGAACCGTCTCTGGTGTAAATTTGAATCTAATGTCACCGCTCATATCAATGTCCGGCAGCCCCATGGTTTCAAAAGTGAAATGTGGAACCTCATCCACTGCAACACGAAAATCAACGCTTTTGACGTTTTTAATCTTCTTTCCGTCTATGTAATATTCAGTTCCCATCCAACCTTCATTTGGATTTACGACCTTAACTCTTGGAATCGGATTATCCATGCAAATTCTCCTATCTGGCCTTATATCGTTTTTCTAACCCGCATTTCCTGCAACGATACACCTTGATACTATTAAACAGCTTATTGCCATCCATGATGTCTGTATTGAACAAAAGTTCCCAATCATGCTTACAAAAACATGAACGGATATACTCAATCAATGTCCTCATAGTGCTTGACCTCTTTTTGTTTTTGAAAATTTTTGAAAATCGTTATCGAATGTAACCTTTGAATTTTTATCGGATGTAGAAAATTGAATTTAGAAAACGCTGTTGATGTAAAATATACCACTTAACATTTTATTGCTTATCGTTATTGGGGGATCTGATAAAACCCCAGCGTGTTTAAAACATTTAGCAGTACGCTCATTACAGATAACACACTTAAGATTATTTTCATCTTTGTATTGCTTAAGGATTGCTTGAAACTCTTCATCCGTAGATGATCTTAACAATGCATATCCGTTTTGCAGCCCTTCAAGTTTAGCAATCATAGGCCAATACCCCTTTCGGCGAAGGCGATCTTTTTATTTTGAATTAACTTGGGGGGCTAAGTTACCGCCCGGGGTGTGTTTCCACATGACCCCCGGCACCCCTTCCAGACCATGCTCACACGCTGCGTTTGAATTGTGCTTTAATCAAAAACAATTAGTGCAATTCTGTTTCATACGCTTTAACTATTCGCAAAACCCAGCTTTTCCGAATAGTTGAGAATAGTCCCAACCGCTGAAACCCTTGTAAATACTGTGTTTATGAATTGTAGAATAATCTCGCACAATTTCAAGTTAGAAACCCGGTTTCGGTGCGTCTAATTGTTTGCCACTTTCGCACAATTCCGCAGGCTTATATTTGGCTTGGATCTGCTCGATACTCTGCGTTTGTTCGCCGCCTTGGCGGTTTGTTCCTGGCATGTTCCAGTTATGCCGCCTATTGAGCGCTGGCAGCACTTTCATCGGGTTGAGTCCGCCGCTTATAAGCTTGTCGCTCAAAGATTCCTCGTTGTTTTTGATCAACTTTTTGTATACATCGGGGCACGCCGAACCGGATCTATACTCGCCACTGCCCCAAGTATATACCGTATCTGTGTTAATTCCAGTCAAGAAACAAAACCCGTTAATACTTACCTCTTTGTCGTACTCGTAACACAACTCTATGTATGTATCACATATATCATTTACCAGTTTATCGTTGTAATTATCTTTACTGTTTTGGTCTCTTAATTGCTCTCTATTGCCTTTAAATACAGCCTTGTAAATATATATCAATGCCGCATTCCATTTACTTTGAGGTTCTTTAGACATATCTTCTATTTTCTTTTCTGCAATATACTGATCCAGATATTCAGTTATAGAGTTCTCATATACTTCTATCCCTGTATCTGTCTTTACTGTATTTGCCATATGTCTATTACACCTCCACTCACTAGTACAATAATACTTTTTCTCTGTCTGTATTTAACATTACACTGTTTCTGAATATTTTGCAATAGGTGTTTATTTTTTAACAATCTTTTGATATATATATATTACACTGCGCGCATGCGTCTATACACTTACAATACATCTATAGGCTTTATATACACTGTATTTTAAACCCTTAATAATATATATAAATATAACAACAGAGAATATACTCTATCTCTTACTCTATATCTACGTTGCAAAATTGTTGCACTTTGTTGCATTGGTGTTGCAAGTATGTTGCATTGCAACAAAGCTAATACTATTCTATCATCTTTCCTTACCTGTAATTATCTATTTGCTCTGGGGATTTTGTCCGATCTGGGGAAGTGATAAAAAGAAAAGACAGCCGGAAGGCTGCCCTTGTTTGTAAAATATTTACTTGCGTTTTGCCCGATCTGGTGATAAAGTATAGATATGTCACACGGCATGGATGCTTGCCGTTGTGGTTCTACCAGCGATTCCGGCAGACAAGGATTGAAATAATTATATTCTTAGTGACAGAAAAAAGAGCGGGTTAGATTAAACATCTTTCCCGCTCTCTTTCTGTTCCCTGTCTTTAATATTTTTCTTTGCATTCGGGTACGTTTCCGCGTACCACTCCAAAAAATCGCCATATAAATGTCTTTCCGCTTCTTTTCTCGCGTTTGCCGCGTCTTTAATGCTGTCAAACGTGCCCAACCAATACACTTTTTTTTGGAATGTAATTGCCGCACCCCATTTTCCGTTGGCTCTACGGACACCAATAACACCAGATGTATTATCTGTTCTAATTTTTTTCCCATATAAAGCAATGGATACTTTAGTATGCTTTTCCTTTTCTATTTCTCCGGCACAACCGCAAGATCGTCTCCATCCAAGTTCTGCCGCCGTGCATTTAATTACATTCCCACAATCGCATTGGCAGATGCAGTGTAATCCACCATCTTTTGCAATTCCAATCACTTTTAGCATACCACTGCGCTTCCCAATTAAGTTATAAGATGCAATACATCCGCAATTAGTACTCCTTCCGCTTATTAAGTTGTAGGCGGTAACCTGTTTTACCGTACCGCACTTACATTCGCATTCCCACATTTGGATATTGTTTATACGTTCGCCCTTTTTTAAAACTTTCCAAAATCCAAATTGCTTCCCGGTAAGATCTTGGGAAGCAATTGTATTTTCTCCGCGGCTTTTACTTAGTTGTTCTTTCCTCTTTTGCTTAGTGCATTTTTCGCACATCGTCGTGTTGCTACAGGAATTTAATCGCTTTGCAGACACTTCTCTTGTACCACCGCATAAGTCGCATAGGCATTCCCAGACGGCATATCTGTTTTTTATCCCCACTATTTTCTGCGGAATCAAATGTCCGAAATGCTGTCCTTTTATGTTTTTTACACGGCTTCCATTAAAACGAATATATTCATCCATTACATCCACACATCTTCAATAACGTTCTCCTGGTTCACTTTAATTAAAAACTGTGTGGATTCCGGAGCGTCAATATATGCTATATAATCATATCCGTTATTGTTGCTCTCTCCCACATATACGTTTGTTTCTCCACATTCTTCGAAATCCTCGAATGCACATACAACATCGTCAAAGTCAATCTCTTTTCCAATCATTTCCTTTAAATTTTTTAATACCTCATTTGCTGTCATAGTGTTTTCCTCCTTGGCTTTCGCCTCTTCGTTATCTCTTTGCTATGGTTGCATTATAGTCTATTATCGTGTATATGTCAATAGTCTATTTCCATGTATTTTAATTATTTTTATATTCCATAATATCGCCCGGCTGGCAATTTAACAGTTTGCATAAATTACATATAACTTCACAAGTTACATTTTCGTTTTTGGTCAGCTTCGCTACAGTATTAGAATGGATTCCGTTATTCTTTAACCACTGCTTATTGTATTCCTTTTTTTCTAGGATATTCCACAGCTTGGAAAAGTCAATATATCCGTTTACTCCATAATTTGCCATGCGTCACACCTCTTTTCTTTTTATATATGATAATAGATTTTTCACACCATGTCAACGTCTATTCTCATGTATCATATTGCACAATAAACTGCTGTTTTGCGTCGTCTATTTTCGTGTATTGTGTCAATTGTATTATAATCTATTATCGTGTACCATTAGTATATCAAATGAAACACGAAAGTGAGGTTACAACATGAAAGATATGAAAGCGGCAGAAACATTATTAGAAAGAAAAGGGCTTTACATTTCGAACCAGTTTGACGGTTTTACCACTCTTCCGGATGAATACGAATTGAGCGACGTAAACGGAAATGTTGTTATTGACCATTTGAGCGAAGCGCAGATTTTACAGATTTCGGAAATTTTATAAGGAGGGCTTAAACATGAGAAAGACGGGAATGCGTTTTACATGGGAAACAACAAAAAACGGTGATGCGATCAACGAACTGAAAAATAACAATATCGCGTTTGAGTATAACCACTTTGGGGAACTCACAGCCGACTTTTACAGCATTGGGATTTTTGAAAAAGTCGATTTCGAACACGTTCAAGGTGATGTGTTTGAAATCTGCATAGCATAGCCGAAACGCTCCGATTTTGGAGCGTCAGCCGTGGGATGGTCGCCCGGCTCTGATGATGGCAGACCAACACATATAGAAAGGTTATGGTGAAATATGATGACAGCATTAGAAAAAAGATGCCAAGTTGCGATTGATAAAATCGGTTATGTAAGATTGTTAAATCTTCCGGAGCAAATAAAAGAATTGTTAAAAAATACAAAAGACTTGAAAACCAAAACGGAATTACTAGAAGAGATAGCCAAAAATATTTAGTCGAAACCGCCACCCGGCGGTCTGTAGGAACTGCCCCACCTACACCGATGAGACAGGGCAAAAGAAAGGATGGTTGATTATATGAAGATGATGACACTTGAAGAAGCGAGAGAATACACACGCCAAAAGTTGACACCGTATTACAGCAACGAGCGAATCGAGAACGTTGTAAAACAGTATGTTTCCGTTGTCCGCCCAGGCGTTATCTTAGTTAAAAATAAAAATGTGGGACTTATGGAACTGTATCTATAGGAAAATGAAAGGATGGTTGATTGAACTTATGAAAGAATTTGACAGATCAAACATGATTAAAGAAGTATTAAAAAATCAAGAAAGAGTGAATGAATACTATTTCACAAAAGAAAAGCTGGAAAAGCTTGATTTTAAAATGCTTTGTCTTGTTTGTGAAACCAGCAAACATATGGTTTTAAAATAGCCGCCGCAGAGAATGCTCGCTGGATCACTACCGGCGGCGGTTTTGCTCAATAATGAGCGGATTAAACAGAAAAACGGAGAAAAACGACATGAAAAAGAAAATCTTAGCCATTGTATTAGCTGCAGTTACCCTTGTAAACCTTGCACCAGCGACAACGGAACGCCAAAGGATAAAACCGATGATCGTATTATTTCGATTAAAAAGGCAAAATAACAGCACTTAGGGCGGTACTCTTCCGCCCTTTTCCGCGTACCTGGTGGCGTTGGTGCTGGTCCGATTCCGGCGGCGTTGGTTCTGTGAGTACCAGTACTCACACGCAAGTTTTACAGACAAGGAGGGAATGCCTATGGCAAAATGGGAATACTTGGGTAAACGGGAGATCATGCGGCGCGTGTCTGCTCTTGGCTATTCGGTGGCATCCGGGCGGTTGTTTGGCTATGCAAAATTTGAGGGTGTAGAGTGGCTAGAATCGCCAGAGTTAAAAATAACCGTACAGCGCGGCGGGGATTGGCTACAGATCACGCGCAAAAGAAACACAGAGGACGCAGAACACCAAACGCATACACACGTACGCTACAACGGCAGAACCTACGCAGAAACCTATTGACGGCGGCAGGAATTGTGTGTTATGTTATGGGTGTATATTTTCGACACCGGGAGCGGTTCCCAATTATCCGTTCTTGGTGTCCTTCTCCAACATTTCAGAATATCATTTTTGAAATATCAAATCAAATATAGGCACAGTCTAACTTTTTCAAGAAAGTTGTAAGAAATCCAAGAAAAAAATTTTTCAAAAATCTGAACGAAATTTTTCCAACCTCAAAATCGAAATTTCACACTCATTTTCGAGTGGTAGGGGGGTATGAAAAAAAGATAAAATATCCCGCGCGCCGCCGCCGGAAAAACTTTTAATTCTTATGCTACTCTCGCACCCTCTGATAGGCCTATATCCAATTTTTAACTATCAAATGAATATTTTATAGCCGAATGACTTTGAACCCGAATACGGGCGAAATACGCAATTTGAATTTAGACAATAAAAAAGAACGCCCTATGCGTTCACATTCTACCAGTTGAGGAAAACTTAAAGCACTTGTGCAGTTCTCCTTTCTTCTGTATTTTGTTCGAGTAATCACGAGTAATCAAAACATTTGTTCGCAACAGCTTGCTCAATCCATTGATTTTACTGCATTTTCTCTTAAAAAATTAAATGCACCCGGCGGGAATCGAACCCGCATCTCAGGAGTCGGAGTCCTGCGTTCTATCCATTATACTACGGCTGCATAGCACTCTTATTTCACAAGCGCCTTTTTACTATATCACACTTCAAATTTAGAGTCAATCCACACTTTGATGTAAAATATGAAGTATTTCTTCCAGCTGCTTTACCGGAAGCTGCCCCGGTGCGCTCGCCTGCCCGCCTGCGCCAAATGTCACACACGATCCGAAAAACTCTCCGGCCACGCGGGAAATCCCCCCTTTTGCCCCCATGGACATGGTAATCAGCGGATGATCCGGATGGTTTTCATGAAAGCGGTTGGTCTCCTCCAGCAAATGCAATACATCCCACATATTCTGCGGCATAACTGCCAGTTTCACGACATCTGCGCCACTCTCACGGATCTGTTCCAACAGCATGCGGATCACCTCCGGGTCCGGCGTCTGTTCAAAATCATGATGGGAAGCAATCACATATGCTCCCATCTCCCGCAACATTGCTATTTCTTTCTGCGGATTCTTTGCTTCAAAATATTCCACATCAATAAAATCCACGACATCTGATTCTGCCGCCACCTGATGAATATCATAAATATCCGCCGCGGAAAGTGCTTTGCACCCTCCCTGATTTTTAGAACGGAAGGTATACACCAGAATGCTTTCCTTTATGATATGTTTCATTTCGTTTAATATTTCGCGGATCGCATTCGGACTTTCCACGTTTTCAAACGCATCCACACGCCACTCAATCATTTCCGTGTGTGCTTCTTCCAGCCTTCTGGTTTCTCTTAAAATTTCTTCTTTCGAAGACTCCATGACCGGCACACACACGAGCGGTTTCCCTTTTCCTATAATCTTTCCTTTTATACAAAGCAGATTTTCCATCTCTGCACCTCCTGCTGTGTTGTAATTCTCTGTTATTATATTCTAAAAGCCCGAAAGAAACAACCGGTTCCTGTTATTTGACATTTTTCCCGTTTTCCATTAAGATAGTCACGGTATGTGATATCCGAACTTAAGAGATAGGAGAAAAAAATGAGTTTTGAATTTTTAAACCAATTACCGACTCCGGCAGACATTAAGCGCGATTATCCGCTTTCCCCGGAGCTTCGTGAATTAAAAAAACACAGAGACCTCATGATCTCTGATGTAATTACAGGTAAAGATTCACGTGTCCTCGTAATCATTGGACCGTGTTCTGCAGATAACGAAGATTCTGTATGTGATTATGTGAGCCGTCTGACCAAAATCCAGGAAGATGTCAAGGATCAGGTCATCTTAGTTCCGCGTATTTACACCAACAAACCACGTACAACCGGCGAAGGCTACAAAGGTATTGCTTCCCAGCCAGATCCGGAAAAAGCTCCGGATATGATCGAGGGTCTGATCGCCATGCGTAAAATGCACATCCGTGCAATCGAAGAAAGCGGTCTTACCTGTGCCGATGAAATGCTTTACCCGGAAAACTGGGGATATGTCGAGGATCTTCTCTCCTACGTTGCCATCGGAGCACGTTCGGTAGAAGATCAGCAGCATCGTCTGACGGTCAGTGGTTTTGATGTCGCTTCCGGAATGAAAAATCCTACCAGTGGTGATTTTTCTGTTATGCTCAATTCTGTATACGCGGCACAGCATCCGCATCATTTCGTTTATCGCGGATACGAGGTGGAGACAACCGGAAATCCTCTGACTCACGTGGTTCTTCGCGGTGCAGTCAGCAAGCACGGCAATACCACCCAGAATTATCACTATGAAGATCTGATCCGTCTTCATGAGATGTACGAAAAAATGGATGTCATCCATCCGGCAGCCATCATTGATACCAACCATTCCAACTCCGGAAAGAAGTTTAAGGAACAGATCCGTATCGCAAAAGAAGTGATGCATAACCGCCAGCTTTCTTCCGATATCCGTTCTCTGGTAAAGGGTCTGATGATTGAAAGTTACATCGAAGAGGGAAATCAGTCTATCGGAGATCATATTTACGGAAAATCCATTACCGATCCTTGTCTCGGATGGGAAGATTCCAAACAGCTGATCTATGACATTGCGGAGATGAACGCAAAGTAA